TTGAAAATGAAAAGGAAGAAAAAAGTTTTTTGAGCAAGCTCAAAACTTTTTTCTTCCTTTCATTTATTCGTGACCGCGGAGGGATTCCTATACAAAAGTTAACAGGTTAATTATCAGGTTATTTATAAAATTCGTGTGTCATTATTGTGACACTTTTTGCTTCAAACGAGTAATTATTTCTTCAATTTCAGTGATGTCCTGTATGACATCTACGGAATATGCAGCTCTATTTTCATCCACTTTTGGAATGGGAGCATCCAGGGCATAGTCATCGCGCAGCAACCAATTCAAATCTACTTCGCCGAAATAGGTAAGTGCCTTTACTAAAAATTCATAATTCGGTGTTCGCTCTTCGTTGAGCACTTTGTTTACTTGAGTTATGTTCTCCTCAATGTTATCAGCAAATTGGCGTTGCGATATCCCTTTTTGCTTGATAAGAAACTTCAACTTTTTCCCTACTCCCATATTTAGAATGAATATAAATTGTCATTACGGACATTTTTTATTTGTAAATATGTCAGATACGACATACATTTGAAAACAATTCAAAACGATTAAAAACATTTGAAAACAAATTTAAAGAAAAACAGCGAACAAATTGATGTGCAGTCGCATAATGCTAGAATATCAGCATTTTGTGAGTTCTACAATCTAACTCCTGAAGAAGCGGAATCAGCCATTGATTTATTGGACAATAATCTTGGCTATGGCTACACTGCTGATGTGATTGCGCTGGCATTACGAAATGAAACGCAGATCACAAGTCAGTCAATTAGATTGATTAAGCGTGGTGCATATAAAAACCAAACTGTTTTTGATTTTTTATTGGAGGTTGCAGCAACCAATAAAAGTGATGGGAAAAAAGCCCAGAATTCAATCAAACAAAAATTAACACTATAACACATTTAAAACTATGGAAAGAACCACAAACAATTTTTACCCTGGCTTATTCGGACCTGATGTTGAAATATTCAATCATCCAGATCAAGGTCTTAAAATTCTTAGCGATGGCCAAGTCAAGCCATTTTCCCAAGCTCCCTTTGCTCTTATAGCTATTTTATTGGAAAAAATGGAAGCCGAACCCGAATCAAAAAAAATATTAGAACAATGGCACCCTGGCTCCTCAATGAAGCAAGTCCACCAATTCGCAGGGTGCCGCTTTGGAGGTCTTGACTACGAGGCCGACATCAAGGATAACCAACTGCAGGACGGCGAATTTCACCCGTGCCCCCACCGCGGAGGCTGTTCTGCAGAGGGAATCCTATGCAAGATGCCCATTATCAATGGCACGCGCTTAACATTACAAGTCGTAAAGCTTATGCGCTTGCTTTCCGGAACAGATACCAATGAAGTTATCGCAGAGAAAATGGATCTGCCCCTGGGCACATATCATTTACTAAAAAAACAATTGTACGCCACACTTGGTGTACAGACAAAACAGGAGGTGGCCTTGATAAGCCGCAACCTTACAATAGTGTAGTTCGCCCTACACGCTACGTTCTTTCAATTACCCTTTTTTCTTTATTGAAATAGGTTTTTTTAGGTTATTAATGCCCGCCCGGCTGAGGAGCTGGGCGGTTTTTTAAAAGTAACTCAAGTTTAATAAATAACACATAGTAAAATGGGAAAAGCAAAATTAATATTCAAATGGAATCAGATTCTCACGGTTGTAGTTCTTCCTCTGTTGAAGTAGAAGGTGATGCAGTATCACTTATGGCTTTGTTCTGCCAAAACTTCGAAAAATCTAATTCTTTTTATGAGATAGTTAAAGCTTCAATTGAAGCATATCCTAGAATCAAAGCGATGAAGGAAGCAAGTAGAAATCAAAACTAAGTAACTCAAGTTTAATTTAATACATATAACAATGGCAATTTCAAGAGAAAACATGCAGAAAATCCAGCGCGGTTTCGCTGAGATCTTTGGAGACAAAGGAACAAACAAAACCAAAGGGCCCGATGGCGATGGCCGCTTTACTGAGGTAAGCTGCCACGTAAAGGAACCATTAAACGAATTCCATCTGCGAAAGCTCCGTGATCACAAGTTTGAAAACGGCATTCCGCACGCTTATCAACTAAAGCGCTCAGGTGCAGGTATCACAATTACTTACGAATAAACGGTTAAAAGGAATACTGGTGAATAGTAGGGGCTCTGGGTCTGCCAAAGTATAGCAGGCTACCAAACATCCCCCAAGACGTGGATGGTAATCCGACACGGTTAATAACATTCCAGACTTTGGCCGGGGACTGATAGGAACCCCACCTGGTCAAACAAACGGGAGCATCAGGAGAAATGCTCCGGAAACAGCCCATACCCTGTTCTTGGTTCGATTCCAAGCGTTTGGCGAAATAAAAATTAATACAATGACAAAAAGAAAATACGTAAGAAGCGGTGAAGAACCGGTTGCTTTTGAATGCACAAAGCAAAAATGCAAGTGGCAGGGAAAAGAGGAACAAAAAGGTAAAAAGAAAGATGGTGATTGGACTGTCTTTGTTTGTCCCAAATGTGGCAACCCTGATTTTTATGGATTACTCGAAGCTCCAACCCCTTAAAGTAATTAATATGAGCCTATTCCAAACCTGTAGAGTATGTGGCTGCACCGATAATGACTGCAGACAATGTATAGAGAAAACTGGATATCCCTGTATGTGGGTTGAAAAAGATTTGTGTAGCGCTTGTGAAGATAAAACCGTATGAAACCCGAAAATCAAACCCAATCAAAACTAAACCTGCTCCGGGCAAGTTTACAGCAGCTTTGCGACAGCGATTTATTCACCGTAACAGAGAAACAAAAGCTTGTTGCTACCATTAAAAAGGAAATTGAAAAACTAACCCACATATAAGCCCCAGCGAATGCCATTTATTACTAAAGACACAATAGAGAAAATTTGGGAAGCTTCAGACCTGGTTGAAGTTATTAAGGACTACGTGGACCTAAAAAAATCAGGCGCTACCTTTAAAGGGCTTTCCCCTTGGACAGATGAACAATCTGGAAGCTTTATGGTTTCTCCGGCCAAAGGCATTTGGAAGGATTTTTCTTCTGGGAAAGGCGGCAATTCAGCAATTTCTTTTGTAATGGCCAAGACCGGTTGCACATATCCTGAAGCTATTGAAACTTTGGCCAGAAAATATTCCATTGAATTGGAATATGAGGATAGCAAACAGGCTAAAATCTACCACGAAAAGCAGGAAAAAAGGGAAGCGCTGCGCCCATTGCTTGAGGCTACCATCCGCAGATATGAGGAGCAGTTCCACGCCCTGCCCGAAGATCATCCCGCAAAGCTGGAAGTTTACGGCAAAAGAAAATATACCAAGGAAATTGCCGAGGAATACCGTATAGGGTATGCCCCGGGACATCAATACATCTATAATCTGTGCAAGGAACAAGGCCGCGTTAAGGATGCGCAGGAAATAGGGCTCGTTTCAGATAAGAATACCGATAAGTGGGTAGATCGTGTAATCTATCCGCTTATCGAGCGCAAAGGCTCTTCCCTGTTACCCGTAGGGCTTGCTGGGCGTAGTTTAAGCAATGACAAGAAGTATGCAAAGTGGCTCAATTCTTCAGACAGTGAGCTCTACAAAAAAGATTCTTTTTGGTACGGCCTTCACGAAGCCAGGGAAACCATTGTGAAAAAGGGCGAAGCGTGGTTGGTTGAAGGTTATAATGATGTGATTGCCTGGCAAACGCACGGTATAAAAAACACCATAGCTTCCTGCGGAACCGCGATAGCAATAAAGCAGATGAAGCTTCTTAAAAAATTATGCGACCGCATTGTTTTTTGTTTGGATCAAGATGCCGCCGGCATAAGCGCGATGCTAAAATACATTCCTGAATTTATGAAGCTACAATTTCGGGTGCAGATTGTGGCGCTTACCCCGGGAATAGATCCTGATGATTTTGTTTGCCTTTATGAAGCAACAATCAAAAATGAGGGCTTAACCGAGCTAAACAAAACCACATACCGCGAGGATGGTTTTAAATTCTTGATGGACCACTCCTTTAAAGATAAAGATGCCGTGGCCATTGCCCAGGAGGCAAGAAAATTAACTGAGATTATTGCCCAGATTGAGGATGTATCAATGCAGGACCTTTATTTAAAGTGGCTTGCAAAAGAAAGCGGCACCACGGTTACGCAACTTAAAAAGTATATGAAGGAGGCCGAGATTAAGGAAATTGAGGTGAAGTGGCAGCCCGATAATTTCTATGAGCTTCCGGAAGGAGTGAAGGAACCTATTGAAAAACTTCGCCCAACCATTGAGCGCTATGAAATGTTCCAGGCGAACAATCAGATTTGGGTGCAAAGCAATGACGGTCCTCCGTATCATTTTAGATCCGTTTCAAATTTCAGCATTGAGATTATCCAGCATATGCAGGATGAAAAGTTTCCGATGAAACTGGTCCGTATAAAAAACATTCATAACCTGGAGCGCATTTTTGATATGCAGTCTGCAGATATGAATTCGCCACAAGCATTTGAAAATGCGGTTACGGCACACGGTAACTTTAGATGGAAGGGCGGCCGTAAGGAGCACGAGCTTTTAAAAACATATTTATTTGACGGAATGGGCACCGGCCGGAAAATAGATGTACTTGGTTGGCAGCCCGAAGGCTTTTGGGTTTGGAACAATAAAATCACGGTACCAAAACAGGCGCCTATTGCAATTGATGAAAACGGAGTTTTTGAAAAGGACGACGTAATGTATTACGTGCCATCGGCAAACCAAATTTATCGCCACAACCTTTATAAATATGAGGCGCAAAAGAAATTGATTTCAATTTCTCCGGAGAAACTCACTTTTCAAAATTATGCAGCGCAAGTTTTGAAGGTGCACCGGAACCACGGAATGATGGGCATATTGTTTTCCGTGGCCAGTATGTTCCAGGACATTGTGGTTTCGCAAATCAATTCATTCCCTATGCTGTTCCTATTTGGCCCGGCTTCTTCCGGAAAGGATCTGCTGGCCGATTGTTGCCAAAGCTTCTTTGGCCATCCGCAAACCGCCATTAACCTTGAAGGGGGCGTGAGCACCATAAAAGCGCAAGTGCGGGAATTTGCACAATTCAGCAATACTATATCGCAGCTTTCGGAATATAAAAACGGAGATCCAAAACTGGACGGTGTTCTTAAAGGTCTTTGGGACCGCCGCGGGTACAAACGTGGAAATATTGATAGCCACGTAGGTACTGAAAGCATCCCGATTCTTTCATCGGTAATTATGACCGGAAACTATGCGCCCGACCAGGAAGCATTGATCACGCGATTGATTTGGAATTTTATGGACAAAACAAGTTTTGACGATTCCGAGATTAAGGAATATGAGAAACTTGCCGATATGAACAAAAAGGGAATATCCGGTTTTACTGACGTATTCCTAGCCCACAGGGAAGCTGTAAAAAATAATTTCAAAGTTAAATTCAGGGAATTTAAAGCAACGCTTTCACAGCGACATGAGGAGGCAAATAGCCGTATGATTACCAATCTTTCGGTTTTGGGAACTTTTTATCAGATGTTCCAGAATGCAGAAGAAATTCACTTCCCTTTTACCCACGTAGAAATGATGGCGCATTTTGATAAGACCATCGAGCTGCAGATGAATAAGATGAGCACGGCCAGCATCATTAACCGTTGGTGGGATTGTTTCCTGGCATCGATGCGCGGCACGCTTGCAGACCAGATTAAAGTGGGCAGGGATCTAAAGCTGGAGGGCGACAATCTGTATTTCAATTTTACCAGCTGCTACAACCGAGTGTCCAGACAGTGGTATGTGCAGTATCGCGATTCTGCTCCGGCCAAAGGCGTGATGATGGACAGCTTGAAAAAAGACAAGGCGTGGGTAGATGCCATATCGGGGGTTCGCTTTGCTCCCGGGCGCGATAGCAAGGCTACGAGCGCCTATCAGGTAAACCTTCAGCAGATTCCAATTTCAGATGAAATCAAGTTTGCTGTAGATTTTCAGGTGCACGAAAACTCTTTGTTTCCGTCCCCTGCCACCCCTGAAGAAAAAAACAATGATAAGGATGCGGAAGAATTGCCCTTTTGATTTTCAAACGTTTCAACACATTAACTAAACTATTAAAAATGAAGAATTTAAATTAAAAAAAAGGTGTTGAAAGGGTGTTGAAACGGTTTGAAAGTGTTTGAAGTTGTTTTGAAGTTCAAACCGTTTCAACACAAATAAAGAATTAATTAACTGAATATCAACGGTGTAGATGTGTTGAAACGTAAAACGCATTTTCACTATAACGCGAGAGCTATGGAAAATTTAATTTCAGAAAAAAAGGAAATGGTCCAGGTAACCATCAAGCTTCGAAAAGCGGAACCGGAGGATCTAAAAATTGACAGCCGAACCCTGAAACGCGGCCAACCTTTCTGGTTGAAAAGTATGATCACTGGCAAGTTTGATAACAAGCCCGAAATCATTTCTCTAGAAACTGATCCTGGAGAGTTAGCAGAATGGCTTCGCAATGATATGATCTATGTTCCAGCTTCATCTTTAGAATCATGATGTACCACCCCTTAGAAATATCAAAAATATTCGCCCACAGCAATACCGAGGACGAAGTAAAGAAAAGCGCCAGGGCCCTGCGCTACATCATGCACGATGAAGACGATGACAGCATGTATGAAAAAGTAAGAAGGTACTCCCTTTGGAGATTGATTGAAGTAAGTAAACCAGATTTAAAATGAAAGAATTTGTAATAGACCTTTTTTGCGGAGCTGGAGGAACCAGTACCGGAATCCATTTAGCTAACTGCGATACCACGGTAACCGCCTGCGTAAACCACGAGGCTAAAGCAATAGAAAGCCACCGCCGAAACCATCCTTGGGCGAAACATTTTATTGAGGATATCCGTAACCCTGAAGTAGTATTTTTTCTGAAGCTTCGCGTGGATGCTCTCCGGAAATTATATCCTGATTGTATTATTACGATCTGGGCAAGTTTGGAATGTACCAACCATAGCAATGCAAAAGGTGGAATGAGCCGAGATGCAGATAGTAGAACACTTGCGGAGCATCTTTTTATGTACTTGGATGGATTGAAACCGGATTATTTGATGATTGAAAATGTTAGGGAATTTATGGATTGGGGACCACTCAGAATTAAAGAAGATGTAAAAAAATCAAAAAAAGGAAAATACTCCACACTTCTACCAGACCCAAAATCTAAAACGAAGGCAGTTAAGTTTGTTATGATGCCAGTAAAGGAATTGAAGGGCATCGATTACAATAAATGGGTTTCCGAAATCGAAAACCGTGGATTTAAATATGATCACCGTATTTTAGATGCTGCCGATTTTGAAGCATTTACATCTAGAAAAAGATACTTTTCTCAATTTGCAAAAGGTGATTTACCAATTGATTGGCCAGAACCAACTGCTGCACAATTTCCAGAAAAAGTAAAATTAAAAACCGGAAAAAAATTAAAAAAATGGAAGGCAGTTAAAGAGGTGCTACGCTTGGATGTGGAAGGTGTTTCTATTTTTAACCGAAAAATTCCTCTAGTAGAAAATTCAGAAAAACGCATTTACGCTGGCCTAGTGAAGTTTGTAGCAAACGGAGATGAAAGCTTTATTCAGAGTTATTATTCTGGAAGCCCTATGCAGCGGAATCATTCTTTGAATGGTCCAGCCCGGACTGTTAGAACTAACAATTGTATGGCTGTAGTGCAAACTTCATTTCTAAATAGTTATTACGGAAACGGAAACGCCCATTCTATTGATAAGCCTTGCCCTACTATTTCTACAAAGGACAGATTTTCTAAAATCAACTATTTGATGTTAAGTTATTCAAATGGAAAAAATTTAAAAAGTATAAATGGTCCAGCTGCAACTGTCGTAAAAAACGATAAACACAATTTAATCAATTGTTGGATGATGACAACTTCATTTGATAACAAAGGCCGTTCTATTGATAAGCCTGCGCCCACGGTTTTGGCAGGAAGAAAGCACCATTATATAGTTAACCCACAATATAACAACCCCGGCAATTCTGTAGAAAAACCGTGTCCTGTAATTATTGCCCGGCAGGATAAAAAACCCCTTGGTTTGGTTATTTGCGATACAAGTGCCGAAAGCTTTGCCATTCCGATTTATGAAGATGATACCGAAACTATGGTAAAAATCAAACAGTTTATGGCCGCCTACGGAATTGTGGATATAAAGATGCGTATGCTTTTAGTAGAGGAACTTTTGCGCATCCAAGGCTTTCCAGAAGGTTATGAGTTGGTTGGAAACCAAACCGATAAAAAGAAATTTATCGGTAATAGTGTAGAAGTTACCACCGCAAAGAAGCTATTTGAAGCGCACCACGCAGCATTGGTAGAATATTTTGAACTTAAAAACGCAGCATAATGAACCTAAAAACCATAACCCTAATTGCCCTATACATCGCCATCGGAGCATTCACCTATTGGGTATGCTCTCCGGCAGGAATAAAGAAAACCCAAACCGATAAGATATTGATCCCACTGGTGGCAATATTCTGGCCCATCCCCTGGACATTCATCTTTGCCAATGAAGTAGTAGGATTTTTCAACAGAAAAATAAAAAGCTTCCAGAGAAACAGGCGTATCGCAAAAAAGGAAAAACAGCGCATCGAGCGCCTAAAAAAAATGAACCCATGAACTGGCTCTATATAGCCGGCGGCATCTTGGTGGCGCTGTGCCTTGTATCGTATTTAATTATGAAATACAGCTCAGAGATTGAGCCAGAAGACTAAAAACAAAGGGCGGCGCCCTAGGAAAGCACACCGCCCCTCTTAATTAATAACCCTTAACACAGTAAAGATTATGAAAACAAAAGTAACATTTTTAATTATTGCAACGGCCGTAGTGCTGTTAATGAACGTGCAGCTAGTAACTGCCCAGTTTCGGTTGGGGCAGACCGAAAGTTTTGCCGTTTCGCTCTATGTAGATCCCGGAGCCAGCCATAAGGAAAAAGGTCTGGACATTGGGGCAGATATAGAATACAATGGCCCCATTTATGCCCGTGCCGGTTTTGAAAGCTTTGAAGCTTTGCCCGGTGGCTATTTTGACATTCACGGGGCAGTAGGTCCGCGCTTTACCATTGGCAGCCAAGAGCGCATAGCACTTTATATAGGCGGTCGCGTGGGCGTAGCTTGGCGCAATGGAGCACACGGCAACGCCATAGGTGGCGCAGAGGGCGGTGCCGAATATACCTTCCCCTCCGGAATATTCCTGGGCGTAAATGGATCCTACATGTATCGGGGAGATATGAAGGCGATGCAGTGGCCAGAAATTTGGCGCGAGAATTTTTATATAAAAATTGGATACCGATGGAACTGGAGACAATAAAAAGCAGAAAATTTTGGATAACGGGAACCCATCCCATAGTGGGTGGGTATCTCTCCAGCGGCGGTTCTACATCAAACTCAAAGCAGTTTCACGAGCGCCATTTAAAAATGAAAGTTAAACCTGAAAAAAAGTGGTTATGAAAATAAAACCAATATTATTTAGTACGCCGATGGTTCAAGCCATTTTAGACGGACGAAAAACGCAGACCAGGAGAATTGTAAAAGATAGTATGCTGCAAGAAAATGAAAATGAATTTAAAGAAGAGGAATTTCTGAAGGCAACAATAAAAAAACCTATAAATAAAGGCGACATCCTTTGGGTTCGGGAAACTTGGTTCCCTACAAGGTATGATTTTAAAGAACTTTTACAATCAGGAATCACTTCATTATCAAAAGGAAATATTATAAAATACAAAGCTGATAATGATTATGACCCAATAAAAGACTGCGTGGGAAGATCTTGGAAACCCTCCATCTTTATGCCCAAAGAAGCCTGCCGTATTTTCTTGGAAGTTGTAGATGTTCGCGTGGAGCGGTTGCAGGATATTTCTGAAAGTGACGCAATTGCTGAAGGAATTAATCCAACAAGCGGTGTAGTAAGTGCTAATCACGCAAAGAATTGTTTTCAATCTTTATGGCAAATGATCAATGGAACTCAATCTTGGCACGATAACCCCTGGGTTTGGGTGTATGAATTTAAGCAAGTTGAAAAACCAAAAAACTTTTTAAAATGACAGAACTAGAAAAAACATACCGGAACATAGGCTTTATAAAAGGTCTGGCTATTGGTTTCGCCCTGGGCGCCGCCTTTGTATGTGCCCTATTTTATTTTAACCCTTTAAATTTTTAATAACGATAAAGTATAACAAAAGTTAATGGTATGAAAATGACAGACCAATGGGGAGTTCCCTTAACATCTTTAGAATTACAGAGATTTCTAAAGTATATAGATAATAATAGATTGGCGCCAAATACAATGACAAAGGAAGCAAGAATACAACTTGTTTGGGATTGGAAGAAATTAAATTAATTTTTGTTATACCGTGTTGTGTGTAGTGCTTAATGTAGATTTATGTAAAAATTTACAATAAGGAATTTGCTATTATACTTTTATTACCTTTTTTGCATTACGCACAACACCAAGCTAAACGCCGTTTTAATGGCGCTTTAGCAACTGTTATCAATACCCAACCAAAAATCCCTGCAATATTCCCCTGCAGGGATTTTTTATTTTTAAATACGCGCCGTATGGCCAGCGAGCGGCCCTAATTGTTTCTCCAGGCATAAATATACTCTTCCGGAAGCAGGCGTTCGGCAATGGGATAAAATCCCTTTCCCGGTATCCAGTCTGCTTTACATATACGGTCCTGCCCGACTGTAGTTTTAATCTTTACCTCATAAATACCCTTGCCCTTCGGCTGGGCATCCTCAAGGTCTATAAAGTCCGTTTCTTCCATTTTATAATGCGGTTTTGGTTACATATCAAAAATACTAAAAAAGCCACTCCCGCCCCCACGTGGCCACCTCTTGTTTTTCCCCTTTTCCCCCAATTCATTCAAAGGTCAAAAAAAACTGTAATTCTGTAATAAATCACGACAAACCCCGAAAACACTAAGAAAAAAGATTACAGAATTATATTCAAACTGTAATTTCAATTACAAAAAAACTGTAACTACTATTGGGGATTACAGAATTGCAAATTTCACTTTCAATAAGATTACAAAATGATTGTAAGCTTCAAAACCCTATAAAATCTACTATTAGCATCTTTAATTACAGAATTACAGAATTTTTCGGAGTTTTGGCAGTTATGTCGTATAAGTCAATCTTAACCCTGTCATTGACTTATAAGTCAATTTTACTATCTTTACCCAAACATACCTGCTATGGATCTGCTCCAAAAACCTACACTCTTTCAAAACGTCTGCGAGATTCAGCTTGCCACACAGGCCGTTATCAAGCCAGCGCCGTTTGGTAGCCTGCAGCCTTTTAGCAATACGTATGTAGATACCACTACTGCCGTGCCGGTGCATTTTGGCCGTAGCTCCGTAGCCTTGGCGCAGGAAGGAAAATCCACCATAGCCGGAATGCTCTATGAACAGCAGCTAAAACTGCGCTTCCCAAACAGCGACCTATTGCAGAGCGCGCGCATCCAGGAATACCAAAAAGTAAAATTTGTGTATGTAAAAATGAGCGATGGGCTGGTATTCTTCTTAGGAAGAAACGACTATTTCCAAAATGCGCCAATTGTTTCAGAAATAAAGAATACCCCCAACATTGTAGAAATAACCTACAAAACAACTTCCATTTTTCCGATTGGCCTTACCAATGGCGCTGCAGATCATTTATTGGGAGAAGATATTCCTATTAACTTTTTCAATCTATAAAAAATGCCGGCACCCGCAAATCCATTTCCGCTAAACATAGATTCCAAGATTGACAGCTGGGGCAAACTGCAGATTCTGCAGCACATCCATCCTTCCCTAAAGCTCACCGCCGACGAAATAAATAAAATGATACAGGCGCTGGAGTATCTTAACAACAACACCGTTACTGGTGGCTATTCCGGCAACGTACCGCTAAAGTTGAAATTTGTTTCCGTGGACCACAGCACGCCCGGTTCTTTGAGCAGTAAGGTAAAAACGGTTGTAAACGCCGGAGCCAATTATGTTTTGGCAGACGGCTATACGCAGTGGTTCTATACCCATAGGGTAGTGCTTACCAATGGCCCCGGTATTTTAAGCACGCCGGGCGGGCCCAGCTACGCGGTAATCACCGAATATTTTTATCTCAATAAAAAAATCCCGCTCATAAATGGCGTGGCCTCCTTGGGCGTGGGCGGTACCGAAATAAATACAGGCGACCTCGTACCCCTCCCTGCTCGCGATACCCGAAGCTTTGCCCCCACAACCTTTGATTTGGGAAATATAGGCGCCAGCACCATACACGCCGCCGTAAGCGCAGGCACCGACCGCAGTACGCCCAATACCGCTACCATTGTTTTTACGGCCGTGCAAAATGGCGAAAGCAAGGCGTGGCTCTATTTGGGCCAGCAGGAAAACGTAGGTGCCAGCTTTCCGGCACTTACGCCAGCCGATTTTCGAATCTTCCCTGCAGATGGAAATGGTACAGATCCTGCCCCGCCACCTGCCCAGCGTATCTATAAGGAATATGACGATATAGATGAACTACTGATACGCCAGCGCGAGCAGACTGGTAATGAGCTTATATTGGTGATAGACGCCGTAGCCGATACAAATATTTATTTTGCGCCCGGACAGACCAAGCGATGGGCACTCTATAGATATTTAAAGACTACAAACGGTACGCTTGCCGATTACCGATTTTTGGGTGCGCCCTACGCTACTACCAAGCCCAAGCAAACCATAAAGTCCGCAAATTTCACCCTCGACCCCGTGGACCAGGATAGCACGATAATAAGCGAGGGAAAGATTTGCACGATTGACCCGATAACAAAGACCTATCCAGCCGCTTTTACGGTGGCTATGAAAAACGATGCTGGAGACACCAATTTAGTTATAGTACCAAAAACGGGATGGAGCTACCAGCTTAACGATGCCGATGCTATATCACTTACAACAGGCGGTTCTAACGTTACACTTTCTTGGGTAAAGGGCGGAACGTGTACGGTAATTTTGAAAGGTTCAACTAATAAAATTATGATAGATGGCGGGGTTGAATAAATTGCAGATGCAGGTTTTTGGGAGAATTGATACAAATGCACCCAGCATTTACAGCGATGCAATTGCTGTATTTTCATTGCGAAAAGTTTTTCATTGGACAAACGCCGTGTTAAAAGTTAGGCGAAATAGCGACAATGCTACAAAATTTGTTTTTTTTGATGATGAAGGCAAAATTTCTCTCTCTTCCTACGTAAGTGATTCAAATTCATCACAAACCGAAATAAATTTCGGGTCTTGGGTGGGCGAAAACAGTGCATTTGTAGAGGAATGGCTATCTATGAAAAGTGATAATATTATTGGCGCAACCCCTTCGCAGACAATAAATTCTTTACAGCCAAGAATTGTAGATTCCGGGGTATTGGAAACTAAAAATGGAGAAGCCGCTATTAATTTTCTAAACACACCCGGGGTTGGCTTGATTTATGGCTCGGTAATTTTTGACATCAACAGAACGGTGCTAACTGTGTCAGCTACTAACGGAGGTGCTTACAATTTTATTTTTGGAACTTGGCATAATGGATTAGAACGATTTATGCTTTGTAATTCCAGAGATAACGGAAGACATTTCATGTTCACCAATTCGGATAAATTATTATTAACAACCGCAAATACTAATAATAATCAAAGATTACTAACAGCGTTAGTCACTTCTGACCAATACAAAGGTTGGAGGAATAACATTAGTCAAGGAGTTTTAAACCGAACAGGGACTTTTAATAATGGAGATTTCAATATCGGCATACAATTTTCGGGAAACTCATTTACTTATAACGGCACAATTCAGGAAATAGTTGTTTTTCCCACCGATAAAACAGCAGATTTAACTACACTTCACGGAGATATTAATTCTTATTATTCTATATACTAATGAAACTAAAAACCCTAACCCCCATAACCATAGTCCAAGCCCGAATCTTTGAGGACGAGCAGGGATTCAAAGGCATAAAAAAAGAAAACATTTTCAGCCAAGAAGACTGCAAATGGGAGCTGGAAGTTACCGAGCGCAAAATGGAAAATGGATTTTCCGCCAAAGTGCAATGGTTCCAGATTCAGCAATATGAAGATGTAGATGAAAATGGCAACCCCATTACAAGAGAGCTTTCCCGATTAATGTACAATGAAAGATTCGTCCTTTCCCGTGCCGAAGTAGATGGAATGTTCAACCAAATGGGGATTTCCATAATTCCCAACCAAGATAGTTTCAGCGAGAAAGTAGATGAAATTATCCTTAACGGCATCATCTATTGGGTAGGCGTGGTAAGGCAGATTTTCGGCCTTGACACCAGCGGCTTTGAGGAATAGATGCCAATAGGCCAGCGCCCGACCAAGCAAAAGCATCGCAAAAAGATGACTTGGAAGTTTCGGTAGATGATATTAAAGCCGCCGAAAACTTTACAGAAAAAATATCAGGCTTTACCAATGTGCTCGAAACGCCAGAAGAAGTGAGATCCCGAAAGAAAAAATAAACCCACAATGCCCCAAACCCTAATCCCCGTACATATAAAACCGCACCTGGTTCCGTTTCTATTCAAGAAACTGAAGTGTGTGGAATGTACCTATGAAGGTCGGGCAGTTAAAGCGGCTAAAGTTGGAAATAATAATACCCTGGGCAGGATTGTTAGGCTTCTGTTAGAAAAATCACAACAAAAAGTTAACTGTGACAAAACTTCCCAAACTTTTTTTTTGGTGCAGGATTACGCGAAACCAGTGGGATTGATGAAGAATGTGTACAAATACGAAGACGGACGTTCCGGATTTTTATTCATTCCTCCCGCTGGTGAGATGCTGATCAATGAATATTTAGAGGAAGAATTTGAAACTGCCAGTATGTATTTCATCCACGCGCGCCATCAAGCCGAGGGTGAAGGCAGTTTAGATTCCGCAATTGTGGAATTCTTTGAAAAATATGATCTGGAGGAATTCAACTACAACATTCTCCGCATTCGCCGTGCCTACTACCGCAAGTTGGAAAGCGGCTACTTCAGGGCGCGGGTAAAGTACAATCCCATCAGCAACAAGCTGGAGGCTGGCGCATAGTTGTCACAGCCGCCTGGCTTGCACTCCTTTACATTTACCCAAAAATAAAAGGAGCCCCTGCAATGAAATTGAAAATAATCTTTATATACATCTGCGCTTTTAGTTGGGGCGCACTGTATGCAAATCCACTAATTGATGCCTATGAGGGATTGGAGCCAATGGCAACAAAATTTTTGGTAATGGGCGCGGTGGTTCCGTTTATAGCAATCTATATGCTCTTCCAAGACGAGAACCAAAAGAACCCCACAAAATTTGACATAGCAGTTACCGTAGTACTGTCTATGATGCTGGTGTGGATGGGGTACGAAGTAAGCCTGCAAACGGTTATCCCTATGTGGCTTGGGCTTATTCTCTCCTTTATTCTTGGACTTTTTTCTTTAAACCTGGTATTGCTTCTCAGAACTAAAATATTTGGAAAGACTGGATTGATAGATCGGCTTTTCAAGGAATTGGGAAATTATATAGCTAAAAAATTGGGCAATGGACAAGAATGATATTTTCAGTACAGCAAATGCAGCTTTGCGAAGTTTGCCTGAAGAAATCCACTTACTTACGTGGGTGGTGATGCTCGCCCTATACGCACATCTTTTATATGGTGCATTCATAGAGCGAAAAAAATTGAAGTCACACGTGCGCTGGTATCTAAAAATCAGGGGTTTTTTAATGATTGGCTACCTCTGTATAAAAGCCGTAGATGTACGCTACGGAATGTTTGACCTCTTTTTGCCGCTTTACATCCTATTCTATATTGACGGCCTTATCATCGTGAAAGGCTATATGTTTCACCGTTGCGAGGGTTTTGTAGCTGCTATGAAACGTCTTACAAAATTTACATCAAAAGCCAAATGAGAAAAATAAAAAACATCGTCATCCATTGCACAGCTGGGCATCAAAATGCCGATAAGGTGCAGGATTATTTTACACGTCCGGTTTCCAAAGGTGGCCGTGGATGGAAAACTGGAGGCTATCACCGCATTATTGAAAAAGACGGGACCATCAAAAAGATGTATGATTTTTCAGTGGTTACCAATGGCGTAAAGGGCTACAATGAAAACTCCATCCATATAAGTTACGTGGGCGGCGTGGACATTTTGGACGTGAATAAAGCTAAAGACACCCGCAACATTTACCAAAAGCCAGCCATACATACCTGCATACAGGAAGCCATTCAATGGTGCAAGGATCAAGGCCAGGATATTACCGTAAATCTTGGCGTGGTAGGCCACCGCGATTTCAGTAAGGACAATAACGCCAATGGTGTTATTGAGCCTTGGGAGCGAATTAAAGAATGTCCAAGCTTTGACGTAATTCCGGAATACGGATTTATTTATTCCAGCAACGACCGGGAAGGAAAACTGCCTTATGAAAAATGAAGTGGATTGAGCGCACCATATATATTCTTGTTTTTCTGCTTGCAATTTTATTGCTCTACGTAACCTTTTATGTTGAATAAAAATGAAGGCCAATTTCACCACTCCGGAAAAAACCATTAAGATTCCAGCCTTGCGGATATCTTGGTTGCATGTAGTAGTTGTGGTGTTGGCCCTACTTTGGTTCCGAAGCTGTTCAGAAAAGCGAAATCTTGAAAAGAACATCGCGCAAAATGCTGAAGTGCTGCAGGACACCATCCAATATTACACAAACAAAAAAGGAGAGGAAGTAGCCACACGTTTGGCAATGCAGGGCGAAAAGCAAAGTTTGGAATTGTTACTGGCTTCACAAAAAGACAGTACGCATCAATTAAAAAGCCTGGTTAAATACTATAAAAAAGTAGCAGCTGCAGTCCGCACGGAAACCATTACGCAGATAGACAGTATCGAGGTTCCTTATTTTATAGAAGGAAATGATTTCAATATTCCATTTTCCCTTCAAGAAAAATGGTACGGACTTTCTGGCCGATCCACAAACAAAGGTTTGTTCCTGGATAATCTCACTATTCCAAATCAGCAGAGCATCGTGATAGGCGATAAAAAAACGGGATTCTTCAAAACCCAGTTTCGCATTGATGTGATCAACAGTAACCCATATATAAAAACTACCAGTGTAGATGGTTACAGCCTTACCGAACGCAGAAAGCGTTTAGGAATAGGCGTTTTTGCGGGTTATGGCTTTTCTTCGAGTGGCCTTTCTCCTATTCTTGGATTGGGCGTTTCCTATAATTTATTTCAGTTCTAAATAGTTGTCACAGCGGAAGTGTGGAGCGTTTACGAAGTTTGGTGTAAATCATTTATAAAATGTATACCAACTCTCAATTACTTCACGAAATCGTCACAGGACAATGGCTAATGGATTTTAGCGATTTGGTTCAGCTTCGTCATTTTTTTGACAACGTAGTGGCTAAAGGTGAAGACAGGAAGAAGGAAGAAAAACCGGAACATCTGATGATGTCTTTTTTCAATGAGGAATTGGAAAGGATCAATCCCCGGGAAATTTCAGAAATACCCAAAGGATCAATAGCATTTATAAAGGCTATTGGACCAATGATGAAATATGGTGGGTATTGGTTTCTTGGTGCAGATGAAGTGGTTGCCCAATTGGATTTTGCCAACAATCAACAAAACATAGCTGCTACTGTACTTTATGTAGATGGCCCGGGCGGTTCTGTTTCAGCAATAAATCCATTTATAGAATTTTCTTCACGCAAAAGAAAGCCCATTGTTTCACTTGCCGATCAAAGCTTGAGCCTGCACAAATGGATACCCTCTGCAGTGGCAGATTATCAAATGGCAGACAACAATATTACCGCACGTTTCGGCAGTATTGGTGTATTAAGTTCCTGGATGGATTTCAGTAAATACTATGAAGATCTCAAGATTATATTGGAGGAAGTCTATTCAGATCACAGTCAGCATAAAAATGAAATTTGGAGAGCGTATAAGGATGATCCAGAAAAAGGCCGCCAAATGTTGCGTGATATGCAATTGAACCCAATGGCAAAAAAGTTCCAAGAAGCCATTAGAGCAGCGCATCCAAACTTAATAGAAGAAGAGGGCGTGTTGACAGGGAGAACCTTTAGCGCTGAAGATGCCGTAAGGTTGGGAATGATCAATAAGATTGGAAGTTTAAAAGAGGCTATGCAAATAGCGCAGGGCCTCGCAGAAGTGAGTAATTATTAAATCTAAATACTAATTAAATTCAAAAACAAATGAAGAAAGCAATCCAGCTGATTTTGGCCGTACTAGGCATCAGCAAATTACCGGTTAAGGATGCCGCTACCGATTTTACACCCGAACAGCTCAAAGCTTTAGAAGATGCGCTGGAAGGTAAAGTTGACGTTGCCCAAATGTTGGAAATGGTCAATAAAGAATTAGCAGCTGCAGCCGAAAAAATTTCAGACGATGATCAACTATTGATTGATGCGCGGGCTGAAATTGAAGAAATGTTACGCGCTCACGGAATGAGCCAAGAAGATTTGGAACAAGCTCAAGAGGACAATAAAATTGATGCCTCTGAGATTGGAAAAATTAAAGCTATGATTGAAAGCTATTCCAAAAAAATGGATGCTAATTTACAAAAGCTCTTGTCTACCGCTGAAGGCGATTCTCCTTTGGAAATTATCCATTCAAAAACAGACAAGAATATGCAACACTCAAAAACACACCTTTTCGGTTCCAAAAAGGAATACGATGCCTTTGAGGGCCGCCCGTGGAACCAAATGGCAAAAGGAGAGCAGGTTGCAATGCCTACTTTCGCGGCCGATTCTTTGGAGGTCCAAAAACTACAGAGCGATGCCGATCTGTATTACCAGGAAGTTAAGGCCGATGTAAAATCATTAAATCGAGATTTCTTAAAACTTCCTTCTTTTTGGCCTATACGTACCAATGTAGTAGATAGAATTGCCGATGGTAATATAGTCACTGCGGAAGTTACCCAGGCACGTAAGAAAAATTGGTTGCCAAAAAACAAGCAACTTATCCAGCCTGAAGAAGCCAAAATCTATCCAGTACAGGTAGATATTGAGCACGCTGGTTATTTGTTGCAAACCTTACTTACCTCTTGGTTGCACCAATACAATAAGGAAGGCTCACAGGCTTACAAATGGAGTTTTGTAAAATTCCTTTTGGTAGAGCTTGATAAACGTGCACGTCAAGAAGATAGAATTGTGGCTGTAAACGGGGTTTATGTTCCTACGCCTGACACAACTCAAATTCCTGGTCTTGCGGTTCACCGTAGTGATGGCATAAGGATTAAACTTTGGAGAGCTTACTTCCTTGAGAAAAAATTCAAATCAGCCCAGATTGGCGCGCCAACAAATAGCAATATTGTTGACTACGTGAAAAATCTTCTTGAGAAAAACGTTCCGTTGGAAGAAATAAACAGCGCTAACCTTATCCTGTATCTTTCTCCGGAGTGGATCCGTCGTCACGTAGAGCGTAAGCGTGTGCTTTTTGGCCACGATAACAATTACACGGGTCAGGAATTAATGGAGATTGAAAACTTCCCCAATGTGAAGCTTTGCCCATTGTCTGAACTTTCCGGAAGTGACTTTATGTTTATCACGTATGATGACAACATTGAGATTTTGGAAAACATCCCTTCAGAAAAATCAATGTACCATATGGAATCATTGAAACGCGATATGTACATTTTTGCCGATTATAAATTCGGTGTACGTGTTCGCCACATTGGTACCAAAGTTAAGGATGGAGATCCTGCAGCTTTCAAGGTGCAAACTGTATGGACCAATGGAATGCCAATTTTTAACGAAAATTTCTTTGTTCGTCTTTATGACTATGGAACTGGAGAAATCAACATCAATGAATTCTACAGCAACATCACCATTACCGACGATTACGCAACATCTATTGAAACAATAAATGGTGCCTATGAGGGTCAGATAATCAAGATACAAGGAAACACTGCGGTTGGTGCAGGCGTAAAAGTAGTAGATGATGGCAACATCACCCTTACCGGAAATGCAGACTTCCCACTGAACAGTGGCGGAATTCTAACTTTACGTGCTACTACGGCCACCACTTTTACAGAAGTGAAACGAACCACTTCGCCTCCAGTTGTGCCAGATGCAGATGTAGATTTCAGCTCTGATACTTTAGATGCAGATCTTGGTTACGAATTTAATTATACCGGAGGGGTTGATACCCTTGAGGGAATAATCGGCGGTGTAGAAGGCCAGGAGATTGTGATCAATGGCGGAGCCGGTGGCGCGCTAACCCTACAAGATGTAACGGGTAATATTAACGTTGGTGCAGGCGCAGTACTTGCCAACGGTGCAGATAACATCACGCTTACAAAAATTGACGGCGTGTGGGAAGAAGTAGCGAGAACAATCGCTTAATAATAATCTAGAGTCCGCCCTTAACGGGGCGGGCTTATTAAAAACATAAAAAATTATGTGGCCAGTACAAAATATAAATAGTAAAGGTGCAGGATCGGGAGCTGCAGCTCCTAGTGCACCAAACGTTACTTTCATTAAAAGTGATGACGTTTTGAACCCAGAAATGCCCCGAGATTCAAAGGGAGTGCTTATTCTTGGTGATATTGTTCCCAAGCCGGGCGCAAAAATGTTTACAATATATCTTACCCCTTCCAAGCAAGTGAAAAATTACACTTCTGAGGGCGATGAAGATATGGAAACCATCAAACAAAAGTTTGAGGGGTGGCATCCCGGTGATGATTTGGACATTAATGAATTTGTGCAGAACAACCTTGGCGTTGGTTATTTCATTATTGCCGACAATTGTGTGGACCAACACAAAAGGGTGTATGGTACTAAATGTTCACCTATGAAGCTGAATGTTGAACAAACATCAGATAATTCAGGTCGGGGGATTAAGTTGGTCTTTGAACAAAAAATAGGAACTAGCAAGGTTCCTGCTTTTTACAATGGAAATATGGTTTATGCAGAACCTACTGCAACCGATGAAACGATTGATCTTACCGTTGCAAATGGCAATACCTTCCAGTTGGCGGCCGATGCTGCAGGAGCTTCAATTTCAATTGCAACTACAGACCGGGTAACAGGCGATGTAGTTACTTTGATAGGTGGTGGCGGTGCAGACCCTTCCACTTTGGCAAATGGAGCCAGTACAGCGGCAACGGTAATTTTGAAAGCCGGAACCACCTGGACTGCCCTTGAAAATGCAACAATCACTTTTGAAGTGATCGATGACGGAACTGACACGTTCTTGATTGAAAGAGCGCGTTCGTAGCTTGTTTAAATTTTTAAGTTTTAAAGCTGAAAAGCCACTTCGTAAAGGAGTGGCTTTTTTGTTGTCACAGCTTTTGCAAAAATGCAATTGCATATTTGAGTCACTAATTAGTAATTAATACCAAACACCATGGAAAAAAAGAAAGTAATTGAGGCCCTCAATAAAAATGATGAGCCACAAAAGCAATTTAATGAATTGCTCCAGCTGTTCATAAAACATCCCCATCACGGTCCGTCACTGGCAAAATATTACAATGCCAGCGGATTTAGTAAGGAGAATTTGCAAACGTTGAAATATGACGTGAAGCAAACCTATGGCATCACCGATGCAGAAGTACGTGCTTTAGCTGAAGAAGAAAAAGCACTTAAGAAAAAACAGGAAAAGGAATTAGCTGAAATAAAATTGAAGGTGAAAATTACTGAAGATCTGTCAAAATTTGATTTTGAAAATGCTGATTACCGAAAAGAGTTAAAGCCTTTTGCTGTAGAAGTTTCAAATGCATTAGGGCACGAATTGCCAAATATGAAAACGGAAACACTGGTTTCATATCTACAGGACCAAAAAGCAAAGCTTTTGGATGTTCATGCTGAAGAATTACCTGCAGGAACCATTGCCGAATTAGGCGAAGAGGAAAAACAATTGAAGAAAGTATTGGCAGAGGAAACTCCCGATACTCCGGAATATGATGAAAAGCTGGAGCGTTTAAAAGCAGTTGTTTCCAAAAAGGATGAACTTACTGAAGATGCGAAAAATTCAGAAAACACTTCTGAAGAAAATAAAAATCCTGAACCTTCAGACGAAGCCCAGGAAAAGAAAAAACTGCGTGAGGAATTTCCTTTCTTAAATGAAAAGGATTGCCCGGACAAATTCAAAATCCTTGTGGCCGATAAATTTTCAGCTTTGAAAGCGTATCACGATGCTTTCGAGGAAATTCAGCGAAAGAAAAAAGCTGGAGACAATGAAGGCCTTTTTGAACTTGGCAAAACAGCTACCGAAAATTGGGAGCTGAACCAACTTATCTATGATGAGTTGAACTACTACCAAGAGCATAAACAGATCCTTGGCAATCATCCCATTTTTGTTGACGATGTGCTTCAGAAAAAAGTTGCTGCCTATTCCACCCAAGAGGCTATGAAGCGCCAAGGCAATCTGCGCTCCTACATTTCGCGCGACACCAAGAAACTGGAAGGCATCAAGGATGCCAAGAAAAAGGAAAATGCCGAGGCCAAAATAAAGGAATGGCAGGACGAACTGGATTTAATCGATAAAAGATTGAATGCAGATGCTGAAAAGAAATAGATTGTTCAAGCTTCCGTCTTCTAGTGGTGTTTCCGAGCCCGCATCATCTGAAAATCACGGAAGCTTTGTTTCAAAATACCTGGCTGCGCACTACCAAAAAGTTGCCAAGCTGGAGGCAGACATAAAACGGCTTCCGGAAAAGGAGGAGTTTTTCTTCCTGCAGAGTGACAATTCGTTTAATGCCTTCACTTTTATTCCGTGGATCTGCAAGCAGACCACAGTTAAGCATCTGTACGCCACAACGTACAGCATCAATAAAAGGGTAATTACGGCATTAATGGAATTGCACAGGCAAGGATTTGTGGACCAAATAACGCTTTTAGTGAGCGATACGATGTTGAAACGAAACCCGATAACAGCAGACCTGCTATCGGCGAGCGCCAAAGAGAATCCGAACCTAAATGTGTTGTTCGCCTGGGTACACGCCAAGGTATGTTTGCTTGAAACTGAGAAAGGACATTTTGTAATTGAGGGTTCCGGAAATTGGAGTGAAAATGCATACTACGAACAATACGCCTTTGCCAACTGCAAGGGATTGTTTGATTTTAGGATGAAACTATTTACTGAAGTGGATATCCGGTATAAAGCTTTGAATGGAGTAGTAATTAAAAACTAGAAATAATGAATAAAATTGAACTATTGAACAAATTTGAAACAGCAATGCGTGCTTTAAACGCAGGATGGAGGGTAAGAAGAAGTAGCTGGCCAAATGAAAAGCTTTTTATATTTAAACAAGTGCCTGCAGAAATTCCGAAGGAAGTAGTTCCAAGAATGCAATCCTTGCCACAAACGGTTAAGGATTTCTTTCAAGAAACTTTTGAAAATGAAAATGACCAGATTTCAAGCATTTACTACGAGGATCAACTTGCATTAGTTAGCGAGAGTAATTTGATAACAAGTTATAGTCCTTCTGTTTCTGATTGTATGGCTGAAGATTGGCAAATACTAGATTAACAAGGCAAGCGTATTTAGCTCAGTTGGTAGAGCACTGGTCTCCAAAACCAGGTGTCGGGAGTTCGAGTCCCTCAGTACGCGCAAAAATTAAGATTATGCTATACACAAATCCAAAATGCAGAAACTGTGGCCACGTTTTTAAACCATTAATTGGGGTGACTAATTTAGAAAGTGCTGCTCCAGCTTTTGACTATCGACATACTTGCAATGGAATAAGTAAAGAAAAAACTTTTGTTTTTTCGGAAAGGGGTAAAGTATAAATTGAAATTATGGGCACTCACAAAATACCTGGTTATATAGTAAAGCTTATGAGAGATACAGAAAAAGGTGTTCCAAACATGAAAAATCCGCCACCGCCACCACCGAAAAGTTTAAAAATCCTTGATACTTCAAATATGTTGCCCGGTACGCCCATTCGGAAGGCCGCAAAAGCAGCAAGGTTATTAAACTATGCTTTTTTTCGTTTCAACGGGGATGTTTATGACCTTGAATTTAATAAGGTTGAAAATTTGAAATAATGGCTAAAAAATTCAAAAAAATCTTTCACCCAAAACCAAAGAAGCCGACAATGAAAATTGCGGTTCCTTTAAATATTTACGAAAAATGGCAAGAGATGAAGAAAAGGAAATAGCGCCGCTTTCTGAAGAAGAAGAAATTTCGCGTATGGCCGCCTGCGGTTTTACGAATACCGAAATGGCGCTTGCATTGGGCTATGATGTGAAGGCGTTTAAAGCTTTGGCCGAGGAAGTGGATTCCAAAATCTGGACGGCCATACAAGCCGGAAAGCTTCAGAGCGAGTTTATGTTGATAGACAAACAGCGCCAACTTGCCGAAAGTGGAAACATTACTGCAGCACAAACTTTCTTAAAAATAAAAGAGGCCAAGGATGTTCTGGCCATTAAAAACAGAATTTGGTTTGGTACGTAAATTCCCCGACATACAGGATATTTCCATAGAGCAGATCTACGAGTATATGGAGCGTGGTTTTGAAAGCAAAACGATGCCCGCAGAAATTGCCGAATATCTTGACGCAATGGACAAAGTGCGCGCCATGCGGTGCCGTTTTGACAAATGGGGCAGCAAAGAGGCCATAATCACCTATTTGGTGAACGTAGAGGGCTATTCCCGATACTTGGCCACAAAACTCCACAATCAGGCCGTGGAGTTCTTTTATATCGATCCTACGGCAAGCAAGCAAGCAATGCTGAATGAATTGCTGGAGAAAATGGAAAAAAACCTTTCCGTGGCCATTATGCTCACGCAAAATACGGCAGATGCGGCCAAGGTTCAGAAAATGATGATTGATATGAAGGACGTCATCAAAGAGATTTATCCTGATGATGATGGGCTGGATGAAGAGTTCTTCAGACGCCCGATAAAGCTTTATACCCAAAAACCCGAAGATGTAGATTTACCGCCAGTGGACAAAGCTGAATTAAAGAAATTCATTGAAACCCTCCCAGAGCTGCACGCTGTGGTAATAGATAAAATCAAGGAAGAGGCCGGGCTTTTGCCTATGAAGCTTTTCCTTGACGAAAAAGAAGATCCACGCCAGCAATGATAACTAAAAATGATCCTTTAGTAGAAACCAGGTATTCCACCAATGCCAATCAATCTATTGCGTACATTGGCGCAAAGGACGTGCAGGTTATCGGCGGCCGCGGAACCACAAAAACCACGCAGATACACGCAGAGCGATTTCAGGAGGCTATGATAGAAATGCCGCGAAGCCTGCAGATGTTTCTTTGCAATACCTATGAAAATGCCAGGACAAACTTAGTGCCCGGTCTGGAAAATGGCTGGAAGGAATATCGCGACTGGAAATATGGCATAGATTACGTAAAGGGCGAGCCGCCGCCATCCTTTTTTAAAAGGCCCTTTGTTCCGGTTGAAAATTGGAAAAAAGTAATTTCCCATAGAGATGGCGCCGCCATTGTTATCGGGTCGGGAAATGAAGTTACCGGACTTGCGGGTAACTCCTATCAATATATTGGCGCTGACGAAGTAAAGTATATTGGAAAGGCCAAAATGGATATCATTGAGCCGGCTCTGCGTGGTCTTAATCATTTTCCACATTCGGCATATTACCGGGGGTCCTGCTTTACTACCGATTTACCCAACTTGGGGAAAGGCGATGATCCGTGGATTTTGGACCGTCGCAAAAATATGAATGTGGAGCAGGCAAAAGCTGCTTATTATTGTGGCTATTTGTATTATCAGAATGAGGGGAAATTGGCCAATGCGCTAAAGAATAAGAACAAAGCCGATGTGCGCAGATACCTCAAAGCTCGCGTTAGGCTATACGCACAGTGGTTGCGGGTTCGAAAAAATCTATCGTATTTTTTTGTTACTTCCTCATTCGCAAATATAGATGCCCTTACTTTGGAATATATTCAAGACCTTCTGAAGCAATTGGGATGGGAAGAATTTAAGCAAAGCGTACTTTCGCTAAAAGGCGGCGTGGAAGATGGCGAAAAGTTTTATTCCGGACTTTCTGAAGCGCATTTTTACCGGGATGGCATCAATGAAAGTTATGATCATTCCCTGGGGCTTCACGAAGAGGCAAACTGCAATATCCTGCGTTATCTGGATATTAATAAGGAATTGGATTGCGGGATTGATTTTGGGCGTATGCTGAGTATGGTAATTGCCCAGGAGCGCGGCAAGGAATTTCGTTGTCTGAAGAATATTTACAAACTGGCCCCCGAGAGCTCGCGCGAATTGGCCGATCATTTTATACAGTTTTTCAAGCCCCACAAAAGGAAGGTTTTGAATATGTATTACGACCGTAGCGGGAACCAGTACGAAAGTAGTGGGCGTTCGTGGGCGGCAGAGCTGAAGGATTGTATTGAAATAGATACTGCGGGAAACCGTACCGGCTGGACGGTGAATTTAATGAGCCGCGACCAGGCTACCATTTACCAAAGTGAGGAATATTATTTTATGAAAAATGTGCTTTCCGGGCAAATGGAAGGTTTGCCAAAACTTTTGATAGACGTTTACCAATGCCGTGAATTGAAATCGTCGCTGGAGCTTACAAAAATCCTTCAGAAACGGGACAAAAAAGGAAGTGTGCAGATCTACAAGAATAAAAGTAGTGAGGGCTTACCGTTATTTCAACTACCAATGAACTCTACAAATATGGGCGATGCCTTTAAATATTTGATGTACCGTAAGAAGTGGGCGAATATGGCGAAAAGGAAGCGGAGTGTTATTATTACTGCGCTGGATGGGATGTAGGATTTTTTTTCATTACAGGTTCGAAAAATATAGGATTGCCAAATATTCCTCCTTTTTTAATAGGAATATATACAGCCTTTACCCCGCATTTATTGATGAACTCGCTCACTTTTTGGTAATGCCTAGCCATAATACTACTTTAAAAGATTTTCTAATTCAAAATCAAATTTTTCTGTAAAACTTTTTGGAACAATCCAGTATTGGCCACAATTTGATTTTATGAATGAAATTCTAAATTGTGTTTCAATTTCTTCAAAATGAAATTTTCCTGTTAAAACGTCTGGATCTTTATTGATCCATTTAACCGAGTGAGGAATAGTTATAATATTCTCGGGGTATGATTTTGCGTCTGGAAGCTTCGCAATTACTTTTTCAAGAATTTCTTTTTCAGATTGTTGTTTCATAATTGCCGCTTTGGTTCGGGTTTAGGAATTTTAAAAGCTTTTTCAAACATTCCGTATAATCGTTGATCGGAATGTTCGATTTCAGTTACTGGAGTAAATTCAAATTTTAAATTTGGGTTTCGCCCTTCAAAAAAGCCAATGATTCTACCCATTACATAACCATTGTATAATAACAAAAAATCAAAAACATTTGATGATTCATCAATGTAATATTCTCCAATTTTATCTTGATCAAAATTCGGGATATATAGAGAAACAACTTGTTTCACAAAATTATTTTTTCCTTCAATCATGATATGGCGAAGTATTGCTTTTTCTTTACAATAATCTATCCAGGATTCTTCAATCCTTTTTAGTTTCTTCTCGGTAAGCCCGGGAATGTCAATTTGAACAGGGAAAATTTTCTTTGTCATAAATCAAAGATAATCAAAAATTTGTACGCACAATTGTAATGAAAATGTAACAGATGTGCGCATATTTTGTATTTTTGGGTATGGCAGAAAAGAAAAATCTTCAAAAAATATTCGATTGCTTCAGCGATTGCGAAACAAATGGAGGTATCAATACTGATGATCCCAGATTTATGTATAAAGTAATGTCTTTTAATGCTTTTAAGAGAGCGTTATTTGTGATTGAAATTGATGATTTTATAAAAAAGCTACCTAAAAATAATCCTGCTGATGTTATGGTTCTTCCGGAAGATTATTACAATGCGCTTTCAAAATTTGCTGAAGGGGAATATTACAAAGGATTTGAATTAGTTTTGGAAAAGAATTTGCCTGAGGGGAATTTCTTTTTAACTTCTGGAGAGAATTATACAAATTCTAAAACTCACTACGAAAAATATAAATAAAAAACGCCTTACGATTGCAGCGTAAGGCGTTCACGGTTTAGTTTTTAGGAAGTTTATCCGGCCGTCTGCCCAGCTGCTCCATCGCGTCCTCAAACCATTTATTAGTTTCTGCGCTTTCATCGCGGGATTCAAAAAAAATGTTTAGCTGGAGCGCGTGTATGATCGCTAAGACCACATCAAACTTCACGCAAAATTCAAGTTCAAAAAACCTTTTGATCGTGGAGCTGTGTACGCCTATTTTCTCGGCCAGCTGTGTGCGGTTCATTCCTTGGGCTTCCATAGCATTTTCAAGGAAAAGGGCGAACGCCTTCCAGTGTTCGCCCTGTTGTTGGTTTTGTTTAGTCATTTATTCTTGCATTTGAAGCGTCATAAGATAAAGAAGACCCTCTTTGATAGCTAATTCCGCCTTGTTTGTAATAATCAACTTCATCATTTTTCAAAGTTTGAAAAGCTTCGCTTAATGCTTTAACGGCCTTACCTTTTGTAGGGAAGATAATTTCGTAATTGTTGAAGTTTAATTTTTTTGTTTCACTTTCAAATGTAGAGATAGCATTGTGAAGTGTGAGGTTTCCTGAAATTTGACCAGAAATAATAATTGAAGTTTTCATAATAATTGTTGCCGTATTGTGCTGTTGCCGCCAGCTCTTATGATTAATTTGTTTACCAAAGATAATATATTTTTGCGTGTACGCAAATAAATTAAGAAACTTTAACACTTTTATTTTAAAAAACGCCTTACGATTGCAGCGTAAGGCGTTTACGGAAAACAACTAAAAGGAGATCTTAATCTCCTTCGTTGATTTTATAGACGAATGGTGTTTTTGTTTTCCAGTAGTCGTGGTTAATGATATAGCTGTTATAGGGTTTCTCCATTGTAATGGTGTTTTGATGGTACACTTCTGCTTTAATGCCGTGCATCGCCAAGTTAATGCAGGTCATTTTTACACATATATGGTCCAGGTCTTGGGCTACATAGTAGTTTCCTGGTGCATAGTTGTGGGAGGCTAAAATTAAACGGCCACTGCCACAACAGGGATCATTTATATTTTTGCCGAAATCCTTTTCCAGTGTCATCATTGCCATTAAATCGCATACACTTTGAGGGGTGAAGAATTGCCCTAGGCCACTTTTTTTATAGTTGCCGGCAATGGCTTCATAAAAAGAGCCGAGAGGGTCTGTCCATTCGCCCGCTCTGCGGGCGTTTTCATAAATAATGAACAAACTGCCCAGCATTTTGGGAAATCTATTTATCTCGTCTTCGCTGTATTTTCTTATGGTACTGAGGTACCAGTCCTCTTGTGTTTGTCGTGCGAGCACGCAAATAACAAGGGTTAGAAAATCGTCGAAGACGCGCGCGGCATCGTGGCGCATTGCTATAAAGGAAAAGAGGGAATTAAATTCCCTCAAATCCTGTGGTATATCTCTTGTTTTAGGCACTTTCTTTCTTTTTTAATGGTTCTACCTGCGCATTGCTGAAAATGTAGGCTAAAGGGTAAAATTTAGATTTTTTGCCTTCCTCGTTTTCTTCTTGGGGGTCGGTTTCCTTTTTATCTCTTGGCTTCCCCCAAATGCAAAATGCCTTTTCTCCTTTCTTTACTGCAAATCCTGCTTTCATCCATCCTTTGAAACTTTTAAATTCTTGGTGTGTTTCATTTGTATAGAAGTGATTTATCACGATTTCGTTAACGTTCCCTTCTTCCATTGTTTCGGTTTGAAGCATCATTTTTGCCACTTTTGAAATTTCCCTCAAGGCTTGGCGTTTCTTTTGTACTGCGGTTAATTCTTTGTTTTGTGTTTCCATGATATATAATTTTGAAGTGTTGGAATTAAAGTTTTGAAGCGTGTATCGTTTCGCCTGTCGGCTAATTCCTTACCAATATTACACGTTAGGCGTTTTCAGGTTTTTGCTAACGGGGTGCATCCTCAAAAGCCGTTATACAAAATTCCTCCCCGACCACGTGTATTTTTAAAAAATGTACTCGTTAAAATCGTTGTGCTGTGGTTCTGCTTCGACCCGGAATTTATCCGCTATTGCTTGGGCTTTGTTAAATGCGTTTTTGCATTGCTCCTTAAAAAATTTGTAATCGTCATAATTGAAGATTGACGAAAAACCCTGTTTTTGTAGAATACTTTTAACTTGTTCGGAAAGTAAAAAAGGGTTAGTTTTACGGCTGTTCAATGTGTTGTTTTCCATGATACTTTGAATGTGTTATAAAAACCCCTATCGCCCTGCAACGGCTTTAGGGGTTCTTTGATTAATACTAGATTTGAAAATTTAAAATTTCCTTGTCTGTCTGCGTTTGAAGCGTTGAAAGTTCTTTTTCTACTACGTCTAAAAGCATGTTAATGGTTACAGGGTTGCTAATTTTGAAGCGATAACCGCCACTTGTGGAAAATTCCATTTTGGCTTCTGTTCCGTCCTGGCTAACTCTGAAACTCGTTAATTCATCGAGTTTCGTATCTATGCGGTTTTTCTTGTCGGCTAACTTGTTAAAGATTTCAAGTTTTTTAACTCTGCTTTCTGCAGTAGGGTTCAAAATTTGGTCAATGGTGGTTGTGGCTTTTTGCACAACTTCTTTTTTTGCATCTTCCTTTTTTGGTTCTCCTTGTGCTTGTGGCTTTTGCTCCGCTTTTGCGGTTGCGTTTTTAGCGGTTGCACTTTTCTTGTTGTTTGTGGCTTTCGCCTCTTTCAATTTTTCCATGATGTATGGTTTTAAGGGTTATTATTATAACTTAAAGATACGAAAAAAAGTCGGAAATTCCGACCTTTAAACACGCCAAAAGGCTATATTTTGCAGGGGTTTAGGCTAATTTTTACTAATTCTAAATAACATATTTTTAAAGTAAAAAAACCTCAAAAACTCCCTTCCATTTAAAGCCTAAAAAAGTTAAAACACTGAAAATCAATAATTAAACCCTAAACAAAAACCCGCATCGGGTTTTTGAAGCATCGCAGATACCGTTCCGCTCAATGGCGTTATTGCAATTGCATAAAGGCTTTTTTCTTAGATATATGACGAACGCCCATAAACAAAGGCGTTCCACGCCCAACCACTTAGGTCTAAACCACTATAACCACATTCTTGGTTTTAGTGGTTATAACCATTTATTACTTGTCACAATCAAGCCAACCATTATGTTATATAATTGTGGAATGATTGCAATTGCACATTACGAAGCTTTAAAGCAAATGAGGAAGTTGTCTGAAAACAACATACCTTTTTCATTTTCATTTTTAGGATGCAACTTATCTACTCGCCAGAGCGATGGGTTCAAGGAAATTAAGAAAGCAAAGCTTCGGGTGGGGCTATCATCTGAGCACGGTATTAAATCTCGTAGCCTTATAGGCTATACCGATCTAGAAACAAACCAAGATCGTTGGTTCTACTTTCCGTTGCTTACCTCGTTTAACCAATATGAAATCAAATGTTCGAAGTAGAAATGTTCCGCGACAATGGCGGCTTAGTTACAACCAGTGAGGCTTCATTTACGTTTGAAGCTGTCGATAACCCTAGAGATCTAGATAACAAGCGTAATGAAGGGAAATCATTTGATTGGACTTCTCAATCATACGAATTACAGGGTTATACAATTTTTCCTTACGGCAAGACAGATGATTTGCCTAGAGAAATAAGAGATGTTGTTCTTGATAACAACATAGCTCCCGGTATATTAAGGAAGAAAACACAGCTTCTCTGGGGAAAGGGTGGGCTTCTGTATACAGAGGAGTTTGATGAAAAAGGAAAACTATACAGGAAGTGGGTAAAGGATAATGAAATATCCGATTGGTTATACAGTTGGGACGCAGACACCTATATTACTAAAGCGTGTGTTGATTATGATTATGCTGAAGGGGTTGGCACTATGTTTAAGCTAAACAGAGGGCCACGTATTGGTGGTCGTCCATTTATAGCTGAATTGGAGCATAGAAACCTAATTGAGCATAGATTGGCTAAGGAGTCTTCTGATAAAGGAAAAAAAGCTACTCGTTGTATTTATACTCCTGATAATACAGATCCGCATACATTAGGAAATGAACATAGCGTTTATCCCCTATTTGATTTTAGAGATCCCTTCAAATATAAAAATGCTTACTTCTACAGTAGTATGTACTCCTTTTGTAGTGAGCACTATGCCATTCCTTCAATTTACGGTTCATTGAATTGGCTGCGTCGTTCTACGGCTGTCCCTTTAATACTGGAAGCATACATTAAAAATGGAATTAATGTAAAGTATCACGTTATTTCCCCTGCAAAGTTTTGGGAAAAAATGGAAGATGAATTAAAGGAAAAATGCAGGCTGGATAACAAAAAGTATGATGCGTCAATGCTCCTTACCGAGAGGACTAAGTATTTACGAAAAGTAACTAAAGCTCTTTCGGGAGCAGATAACACAGGTAAGTTCTGGCATACAGTTAAGTATGTTGAAGTAGACGGAAACAACATTCTAGAGCACGGATGGGAGATAAAGGAGATACCAGGAAAGATTAAAGATTTAATAAATGGGAATCTTGAAATTGGAAGAGAAGCTAATCGTGCTACTGCTGCCGGTGTAGGTATGCACCCAGCATTAGGCGGAGCAGGTGAAAGTGGAAAGTCCGATTCCGGAAGCGAGCAGCTGTACGCGCTTAAAAACTATCTCATCACCGGTATTGATATTCCAGAAATGATAGTATGTAAAGCCTTAAACTATGCCATCAAAGCCAACTGGCCAGAAAAGGAAGTAAAAATCGGCTTCTATCACATAGCCCCACAAAGGGAAGAAGACACAACAAGTAGCGATCGCGTTAAAAACAAAGTATAATGAAACTACTATTTAACAAACCAGGAGCCGATTTTAGCAAAGAGTTCAAGGATGCCCTTGGGTTCGTGGATGCCGATTTCAAATTTCAGAAAATAAAGCCTGATCTTGTGAATGCCACTCAAGAGATTGCCAGCTTCCTTGGCAATGCTACTTATTTGGAAATTGTAGCTACCTATGAGAGCAATTTTGATTACGAAACCACAGCTGGGCAGATCCTCCAGTTTGCACAAAACGCCATTGCCAATCTCGCTTACCGATATTTTGCTCCAAGCAATGACCTTCAGCACGGTACCAACGGCCGTAAGATGCTAACCAGTGAGGATAGCAAAACGCCATTTGAATATATGATTGTTGCTAGCAACGACGAAATGGAGCGCCGCTCCCATCGCGCGATGGACAATCTCATAAACCTATTGGATGAAAGTTCAAATACCTGGAAAGCTTCAACCAATTATAAAGAAACGCATCGCCAGTTCGTGCGCACGGTTAAGGAATTCAACCAATTCTATACCATCAATTCCCGCTATCTATTGGAAAAACTTTCTCCAGGTATTGCCATGGCGGAAAAACGTATGATACTTCCGCGAATAGGAAAGACTGCATTTGATGCCCTAAAAACAAAAAGAAAAGAGAATACATCGCTTACTGAAGCTGAAGAAGCACTTCTTTTAATGATTCAGGAAGCCACCGTTTATGCCGCACTTGCTTGGGGCGTTATACGTCTGCAGGTAACATTGTTTCCAGACAGCATATCTCAAGCTGTGCGTGGTGATAGGGCTACGATTAAAGGTAGAATGCCATTAGTAAATAATGTTTTGGACCAGCTGGAGCAAAAGTTTAACCAGGATGCTGCACAGGTGCTATTGGATATCGAAGCCGCGGTTAAGGAACCGGATCCAGAACCAACTACCCAAAAAACCAACTGCCCCGAAGAAGACAAACACGGTTTTAGTACCGCTGATGGCTTCGTAACATAAAAAAATCAACCTATAAGTTTACTTTCTATGATAAAAAGAATAATCAAATTTTTAAAGCGCCTTCGCCGTCGTTGGTTTTTGTCTCGCCAGGCAAAAGCAATGCAGCCTGTGGTTGAACAAATGATTGCAGATCGCAAAGCGTTGCGAGGGGACATTAACCAATTCCTCCCGAAATATTTTGGAGTAGATGCCAGGAGTAAATACATTCCGGCAGACTTCAAGAACAAGGAAGAAGTAAAGCTGGCTATTTTGGACAAATTCAGTCCAAAAATGGAAGAACTGAATGTAACATATGAGCAGCTGTTCAAATGACAGATTTTCCCGAAATATTGCCCATACAAATACCTGAGCTAAACAAATGGCTCTATTTGCCATTGTGCTTGGATAAATTGGACCAACGCCAATACATTGCCTTTTTCGGCCTTGTGTACCGAATGGAAACCAAGGAAATTGACTATTATCAGTTTGCAACCTTGGCGGTGTATGAATTGCTTCAGCTAAAAAAAGGCGATCGTAAGTTACCGGGAGAGGAACTGGAGGAAGCAATGAGCAATATTGCGATGTTATCAGAATATATTGCGGCTTACTTCAATAGAAATGACAACGTAATTTCGTTAAAGCTGGAATATACTCGCAACTACATAGATTGCGTTACACTTCCCTTCAACAAAAAATACTATGGTCCATCCCAATGGTTTCGCGATGTTGATTTTGGTGAATATGAAGATGGATTGAACCGTTTCCTGCAGTATAATGAAACGCCTTGCCGTGAATTGCTCCAGGAACTAATGGCCACCTTCTACCGGGAAAAAAGAAACGGCAAGCGCTTTGGATATCTTTCTTCTGAAATTGATAGTGCAGCACTTAGCTTCTCACAGGTTCCAATAGGTACGCTCTATGGCTTTTACTACAATTTTGCAATGTTCCATACCTATTTCAGCGGTTCACAGGTGTACTACAATGGCCAAATCATTGATCTATCCATTTTGTTTACCAATCAACCATTAGATGAAGAAAGTGGCTATGAAAGCCCCTACCCTTCACTGGGCATTAAATCAACAGGAATTGAAATTGCCAAAACAGGTATTCTCGGCAATTTAGAACAAGTGCGCAGCACAAAGCTTTGGGAGGTGGCCCTACTACTTTACGATATGCGAAAAAAAGATCTAGATGAGCGAGGTAGACAAAAAAATGCTAAAAAAGAAACATAATGGCAGCAATACAGGATTTTAAGGATTATATGGACGAGATCCAGGCGCAAATTGCCGGAATCAATCTGAATAAGATGGTCACTTCAGAAAAGCAGCTATCGAAGTACATAAACGATCTCCAGCGAGACGACAATGCGCTTATGCTCGGCTTGATGCCCAATTTTGGAAACAACAGCCCACAAAGTGGCGATGGTTTCGGTTTGCGAGGCTTTACGGAACTGATGATCCTCGAAAAAACGGATTTTTCAGATTTAACCGATGCTGAATACATAGCCCAGAGCGATCGCATATTTGCCATTGCCAATTTGGTTAAGGAAAAACTCTTGGCGGACCATTTGGACGGCGATTGCAATATTATGCGTTTTCTCGATCCCACCAGCATTCAGATTGTGGATGTGTACAACAATAGCCAGTGTAATGGTTGGACGGTTGTATTTACATTTGATATTTAAGTATAAAAGTCGTAAATTCCGACCATAAAAAGGAAATTTATGACACTCACGGATATCGATAAAGCAATTTCAAAAATTTTGGCGAGCGATGAGCTCCAAAAAAACGCTGGAATTGATAAAAGACTAAAATATGAATTGCTTAACCAGGATAAGCGAATTGTTTCCGTTTCAAAAAAACTGGAAATACTCTGGAAAGCCGGAATGCTAAAATTAACCGATGGCACAAAATGATGATGTATTAAAAGGCCGTTTTATGTCACGAATTCTTCGTGAGGAGGGTCAAAACATAGAGCAGGCAAAATTAAAGGAGGTTAGTAAATTTGCCAGCCGCAATAATTTTGCCGCACAATACACCAATGACGAAACTAAGTTGGTAATGCGCCACCCCATTGCGCTGCGCTTTATTGATATGAAAACCCGAAATACTAAAGAGGGCAAGATCCGCAAAGTTTCACATCCGGTACATAACAAAATAGTAATGGGCCACGCCAATAACATTGTACGCCGTGCTTCTTTTGAGTACACTTCAGCGATGAAAGAGACCCTTTTAAAGGATTTTCCACAAAACCTATAAAGTTTTAAATATATTGGGTAGTCATTTTTAAAACTAACCAATATGAATCAAAATTTTGAAACCTGGCAGGATGAGCTCCTCGCGGTAGACTCCTCAGAAAACCACAAGCAAACGATTGCTGAAATCGAAATCTCAATTCTAGAAAGCCCCGCGGCAGATGACTGCGCCTTTCGCCTAAAGGCCTTTTGGCTATTGCGCCACCTGGCGCGCCTTGTGTAGTAACATTATCTCCCCGATTTATTTTGCTATATTTATTCTTCTAACCTAAATACCTATATTATGGAATACGCAATTATTGGGATTTTAATCCTCTGGGTGGTCTATCTTTACTCAAAGTTGAATGAGCTTAAAGCTGAATTAAAACAAAAACCTTATACGGAACCAGCACAAAATCAAACTGACTATAAAGAGTTTGAAAGAAAAAGATTAAAGGAACAGCAGGAATACGAAATTGAAAAAACTCTCAATCCTCCCTCTAAAAAGAATTCAGGCAATCCTAATTATGATATTACCCAAGAAGAATTACTGCAGCATATGGGTAATAAAATACCACCACAATTTTTAAGACCAAAAAAAGATGTTGAAGAAAATGACAGCATTTTTTATAGAAAGAAAGTTTGCATTACTGGAAGCTTCTCGGAATTTCCAGTTAGAGCGGAATTAGCTGAGTATTTATGGAACTTGGGCGCTGATGTTGATACGCAAGTAGGTCCAACATTAGATTATTTAATTTGCGGGGATGGTGCCGGGCCATCCAAATGTTCTAAAGCTGAAGACCAAGGTGTAGAAGTTATTGAAGAAGACGAATTGATTGAATTATTACCAAATTTTAAATCCAAATACTTATGAAAAAAATTACATTTATTTTTTTATTGTGCAGCACTTTCATTTTTGCTCAGAACCAAGTGGACCGTTTTGAAGCTACGGCTGAAGGATTTCCAAATTATGTGGTTCTGGAATTTCCGGATAAAACTGCCAATGAAATTTTTACCCAAGTCCAAAAATGGGCGCAATACAATCTTCGCAATTCTAAAGATGCCACTTATAGCGAAATCCAAAATGAGTATGTAGCATACTCTCTCTTTATTGATCGTGCATTTAAAGTAGATGCGTTTTATGGTATCGATTATGATTTGGAACTCCGAATTAAGGAAGGAAAGCTTCGCATAGATTTAAAGGTGAAATCTATGCCGCTGGATCCAATTTCTACAGGTGCAGATTTGACCTTCAGCAAAGGATTAAATTCAATGTTTAAAAATAACGGGGAACCAAGGACATTAAAGGACCGTCAAATGAAAAGACAGGCAATAGATTATTTTGCTAATGGCTTGGTTGCTTCTATTGAAAATGCCTTCTACGGAAAAGCTGATGTTAAAAATGACTGGTGATGGAATGGTTTGTTATTTTAATACTGGCCTTTGTCTGTTTAGTTTTTATTTTTCTCGCCAATTCAGGAAAAAATGAAGCGTCGGTAAATGGTAAGGAAATCACAATAGATTTAACGCCGTACACTTGGAAAGAAACATTTGAATTGGCAGGCGTTCATATTCCTGAAAGAAGGAATTATATTTTACAATTTGTAAAATGGAGACATCCAGTATTAATTTACCACGAAAGCAATAATAGGTTTTCCAAACAGGCCTTGGCTGTTCAGCATACATCGGTTATTATCGGGTACGTTCCGGAATATATGATAACTGAGGTGCGCCCTCTTTTAGAAAAGAAGCATCAGGTTTTAATTGAAAGTGTAGATTTTTCAGGAGGTTATCTTGAAGTGAAAGTGAGTGTTTATTATTAAACGAGCTTTTGGGCGTTTATTTTAATTTTCTATCTTTGGAGTGCGTAACATCCCGTTCATACTTTAGAAGAAACAAATTAGCCCAGAGATGAGAGTTTAAGAAACTCATCCTTCACTAAACGGTGTTGTTACGCAGCGTCTCTGGGTGTATTTAATTTTTTTATCATGCGTAACAACACCAAGGGATTTTACCGAAACAAATCCGATTTAATTTCAATTGAAAACATAGAAGTGGACGCCGGTTCACTCTGGAAATTTGACGAGAATCAGAATTTATTAATTCTCGATGACGATGACCAATATGCAACCGCATATCTGGACGAAAATTTTGATCAAGCGCTTTAGATTTTAAAAAAAATCCATTTGTTTGGATTTTTAAGTTGATGCTGCCCACTGCTTACTTCTCAGCAGTGGGTTTTTTATTGTCACAACTTTTCCCGTCCCTGTTTTCTAACATTGAGGTAAAATCTACCCTCAATGGCAAAGCGAATAGTTGATGAAGAAATGCGGTTTACCATCATCGTCAATGGCAATGATGCGCAAAAGGAACTTTATGATCTTGAAAAATCTACTCGCGAGCTCACAGCATCCAACAAAGAGTTAAGAGCCGAGCGCGCCAAGCTTCAAGCTGCAGGCAAACGAGGTTCTGAGGAATACAAAAGGCTATCTGCAGAAATAAAAGCTAATTCTGCAAAGATTGGTGAGAATAACTCCAAAATGAAAGCCTTGCGCGATCAGATTGGTATTACTGGCCTCACCATGGGGCAATTAAGAAAAGAGGCTACCATTCTCCGAATGCAGCTTCATAATATGATTCCTGGTTCTGCAGAGTATAAACGTCTTGAGAATGATTTACAGCGTATCAATACGCGAATGGCAGAATTACGAAGAGGGTCTTCCGCAACGGAAGGCACAATGTCTAAAGTAGCAAATAGCTTTAATAAGTACGCTGCCTTAGGTGCATCCATCATAGCTTCCTTTACCGGGATTGTATTGTCAATGCAAAAGGTCATTGACTATAACGGCAAGCTTGCAGATGCGCAAAGTGACGTACAGAAAACAACCGGATTAACGGCTAAGGAAGTTGATAATCTATCCGCTTCCTTCGGTGTACTGCAAACAAGAACTTCTAGAATTGATCTTTTAAAAATAGCCGAGGAAGGAGGGCGTATTGGTATTGCTAAAGATGAAATTGCAGATTTCGTTGCCATTATGGATAAGGCTGTGGTGGCACTTTCTGATTCTTTCCCGGGGGGCGCTGAGGAAACCGCTGCTAAACTCGGTAAACTGAAACTACTGTTTAAAGAAACCAAGGATCTAAAAGTAGGTGAAGCCTATAACGCTATTGGTTCCGCAATAAACGATCTGGGTGCAGATGGTGTGGCCACTGAAAATAACATAGCGGAATTTGCTACTCGATTAGGGTCAATGTCTGATGCTTTGAAACCAAGTATTGCAGATGCGCTAGCATTGGGAGCAGCTTTTGAAGAGTCCGGAATACAAGCAGAAATTGCCGCAAGGGCATATTCAATTATATTGAACCAGGCATCCACTGAAGCTTCAAAGTTTGCAGATGTAATGGGTTTGACAACCGAACAGGTTGAAGCCCTTATAAATGAAAATCCATTAGAATTTATGATCAAGTTTGCTGACGGTCTTCGTGGTATGAACGCCACCGAAACTGCCCAAACACTTGACTATCTAGGAGTATCTGCAGATGGTGCCAATAAAGTATTGGGGGCAATGGCGAACAACCAACAGTTGTTCCGTTCCCGCCTGGAGCTTTCCAACCAATCTATGAAGGATGGTACTTCACTTATAAATGAATACAATGTAAAAAATAACAACTTGGCAGCCACCATGGAAAAAGTTTCCAAAGCATTTCAGGGAATGCTAGGAGGTAAGGCTGTATCAAACCTACTTACTGGTTTGGTTACCATTTTTGGTCGCTTGATTGGTGCAATTAAAGATGTTAACGAGGAAATTGATAAGGAGATCCAAGTTACTTACGAGTCAGCAAAAGCGAACAGGAAACTAGCAAATGAGAGTCAAAATCTTTTGGATCGATATGAAGAGCTCACGGCTGATGGAGTAGAACCCACGGCCGAGGCAAAAGAAGAATTGGATATAATTACTCTTCGCTTAAAGGATCGTTTGGGCGAATCTGTAATGGCTATCGATAAAGAGACCGGAGCTTATATTTTAAATACAGATGCCGTAAGGGAGCAAATTAAAATGAAGCGTCTGGCTGCAGATGAAGAAGCATCCACACTTGCATCACGTCTAGTTGGAGTAAAGGAGGAACAAAAAGTTCTTGCCATTCGCCAAAGGGATGCTTTAAAGGAGTTTGAAAGCCGTAAAAAATTCTTTGAGAGTAAATATGCAGATGATATTGCCGAAATAAAAAATTCAGAAGTGCTTTCTCAAGTAGAAAAGCAAAAACTTCTTGAGCGTTTGGACGGCTATAAAGAACTCTATCAAGCACGTTCAGCCTATAACCAGGTCAATAAGGAAATAGAAATTCAATTAAACCGTGAGGCAGATTTAGTTGCTAAATTAAATGAATTGAATTTCACGCCGCAGGACGCAACCAATCTTATTTCTCCGGAGGAAACTGGACCCAAAGAAGGTGACACCAAAGAAATGGGTGGCCAGACATTCATCTTTAAAAATGGTAAGTGGGAATTGGTGCGTGTATTCACGCCGCCAGGAAAAGATCCAAAACAAAAAGCAGAAAAGGATGAGAGTATTGAAATCCTGCGCCAAAACCTTCTTCTAAAAGCCCAACTTATTGACGATGCATTTCTAGCAGAGCTGGCAGTTTATGACACGCAGCATGATATAAAAATGCAAAAGCTTTCCGAGCAGTTGGTTACTGAAGGAAAGTTGACTGAAGACCAAATACGTAAAAACGGAGCCATCCGTGCGCAGATGCGTTTGGAACAGGAACTTTATGAAAAAGATCGCGGTACTTTCATTATGAAAGGCCTAAGCGAACAATTTAAAGCTGAAGAGGAAAACTATCAACGTTCCAAAACCCTACGCCAAACCAAATATGCCGAAGAGTTAGCTGCCTATGCTGGCAATAAGGAAGCGCAAAAAGAACTGCGGGAACTCCACCAAAAAGAAGAGTTAGAGGCAGAAGCCAAGCATTTGGAAGAATTGATTCGTCAATTCAACTTTATAATGAATGAAGGCAGTTTCGGCGGTTTTGATCTGGAAATACTTACCCCAGAGCAAAAGGCTGAAATGGAAAAGATGTTGGAAGACATCAAGCTAAAGCTCGCTGAAGTTGCCGCCGAAAAAGCGAACCTAAGTGGTTCAGGCGAATCTGATGGGCTCGATCTGGGAACTGGAGGAAAGATAGATATTTTCGGTTTCTCTGCTCAAGATTGGGTTGACACTTTTACCAATTTAGATACGGTAGAGTCTAAAATAAATGCTGCTGGGCAGGCGGTGCAAGGTTTCTTAAATGCGTGGTCTACATATTATCAATATGTAAATGATAACGAGAACCGTCATTTAAGACAGTTTGAACGTAACCAAAATAAAGAAAGGACTAAGCTGAAAAACAATTTGGATTCTAAATTGATTAATCAGCGGCAGTATGATCAAGGAATTGCTGCTTTGGAAGCAGATATGGACAAGCGTAAGGCAGACCTTGAATACAAACAGGCAAAACGAGCTTGGAAAATGCAACTTGCCAATGCTATTGCAACTGCAGCTATGGCTACTTTAAATGGATTTAACTCTACCCCTTTTCTTCCAGTAGGTTTAATTATGGGAGCTTTGGCTGCTACTTTAGGAACAATTCAAGTCGGCATAATTGCAAAAAATAAACCCGTACGTGGGTATGAGAGTGGATATTATCCAGACACTTTTCCTGTGGAGCGTGAACAAGATGGTAAGATTTTTAATGCTCGATATGGCGGAAGGCCAAAAAGTGGGATGGTTAAGGACCCAACTATATTAGTTGGGGAAATGCCCGAGCTCATCATCAGTAATCCAGATTTAAAAAGGATGAATCCTGACGTTATAAATTCAGTTGGCCGTGAAATTCGCCGTGTACGTGGGTATGAAACCGGTTATACTTCGCCTGCCGTAGAAAATGCGGGAAATGCTCCAGCTCCGTTACAGGATAACTCGGCTTTATTGGCAATGATAGCCGAAAACAACAAAATAATGCAAGATATTAAGGAAAAAGGGTTGAATGCCTGGCTAGTTCGCGATATGGAAAATGCAAAGAAGATGCAGGAAGATCTAGACCGCCTTAAAAAATACAAACAAAAAAGCGAAATATAATGTACGAGATTTTCACAACAGAAGAAGTTTTTGAAGACGGCAGTGCAAACATAGCCTGCAATCTTCTTCATCAAGCGCTTATAGATAATTTTGACGCCACAACCATAGCCAGTCATTTTTTTCTGACCGGGGCTGCGGCTAAGATGATACAAAACGATCCCGTAGAACAGGTAAAAGTTATATCATTCGGCACCGATGACGATGCCATTTTTAGTTTTTGCGAAACGTCCATATCACAGTCATTGGGTGCCCAGGGTGCTGTTAGATTTATAGATCAGTTACAGATAGTTTACAGCCCTACCATCTTTATAGAAATTTGGTTACTGCTCGCTCCTGGTGCGTTGGTAACCACCCAAGGCATAGTAATGCAGGATAAAGCAAATATTCCACCATATATTTTATAAATTATGTACAATATACCACTCAATCCAGAACAGGAATTTAATATAAATGCTGCAAGTAAATTGCCACAACAAGGCTGGTCGTTCAACCCCAGATCGCCCTATAATGTAGTAAGCTTTATTGGCGGTATGGTGCCTGCTACAACAGATATAGATACCTACATACAAAATTATCTGCTCACCCACCCCGGCTATACAAATGTGTATATAAAGCTCTTTGTTGAAAATCCAATTATAAATGGAGTGCAGACAGAAGTATTAGTGGTTACCGGAGTTATAAAGGCGGCTACTGGATTGGGCTATGAAATTACTGCCAATAACTTGAACGTAGATACCACTCTCATATTTACCACCAATAACATTCCAGAAGGCACATGGCAAACCCGTTTAAAATTTGAAGTGCGCGGCAAAAGAATGGATGAAAGCGTAGATATAATTGATACCGTTTATTACACTACAGAGGTAAAAAGGCTTAACAATAATCAGTTTGTGATATTGCCAGACCAACCCATAAATCTGTCCTATCTCCTTGGTTCGCCCAACTATCCCTCCAGAACCGCAACTATATATGTAAATGGATCCTTTCAAGCAGTCGCCGGCAAGCATGTGTTGCTATCGGGGTCAAACTTGACCCTACAAAATGAGCTAAACGGGATTCGCACCTACGTTGGTAGTGGAACCCAAAGCATCACGTTTACGCTGGCTTCGAGTATAAACACAGAGCAGGACTATTTTTACGCTACAGACGCTACTTTTACCAAAGGCGCTTTTTCGCGCAGTTTGGCCATTAAAGCTACGCTCTATGGCAATCAAGAACATACTGTAAACCCCGCGGCATTGCAGTTCTCGGCAATTAAGGGTATAGCAGAGGCAGATTTTAAAAGCTTCACGGTAAACGGCGTAGGCCTTTACCAGATTACGAAACCAAATTGGCTTGAACTGGAGGGACCTGCGTTTGGTACAGATAGCAATACACACCGTATTAAACCAATTCATTCAGACAATCTAAATGTTGGCACCTACACGGGCACCATAAAAGTAACGTCTGGAAGCGATATACATACCATTTCTGTTACTCACGAAGTATATTCACGCTTAAGAGTGGGCTATTCCCCTTTCGGATTAAATTTTACAAGGGACCGGAACGGAATAACAGATATTTATGGAGGCCAAAACCAAAAAGCACTTATAGAAACAACTATTATCAATAATGGTTTTGGCATTAATACAGAGCGCATTTTTGCATTTACAAAAGGCTTTTTCCAAAGCCGTTCGGAATTTTGGTTGGGCAAAATAATGGAGAAAACAATTCCAAGACTTAAAAACCTTAATGATATAGGATTGCAGCGTTTGGTAAGCACCCCGTCGATAACGAACATAGAATACTCGGTTTTCAAAATGTATAACCCCAACATCGTAACGGCGCGTTACTCTCTATTTAATAGAGACACGGGAGATCAGGAGGCCGCCCACATTACACATCAAAATGTACGCTTCTTGCGAGGTAGAAAACCGGAACGTATTACAGATATGGCGGGTATTTTAGACATATTGGAGTCTCCTGTTCGTGTTACAAAAAACTCCTTTGCCTTTTTGCCCATTTGGTGGAAATCTGGAGCTGCAAAAATAGCAATAAGAAGGAACGGCCTTTTAATTGGTACTATATATCCCGATTATGCAAACATCCAGTTCTTTCTTCTTCAATTGGAGTTTAGTAATTATACCCAGGGCGATGTTATTGAGGTAGAGCTGTTACCTAACGGTTTTGAGCAGAATGTAGCTTTAATTCAAGAGTACATAGTCTTTCCAGAAGGCAAAAATAGCTATCACATTGCTTGGGAAAATGAGCACGGTGCCTTACAGTTATTGGAATTTACGGGAGATTATCAATTCAAGAGCGAACATAAAGGAGTTATATCAATGACATTCGAGAGGTATTTAGAACGTCAGGAAAAAACAGGATCCGAAAGACTTCTTAAATTCTCCGCAAATACTGGATGGATTTTAAAGCAAAATCAAGAGCGGGTTGACAGCCTAATAGATGCAGATAGGGCGTGGATTATTTTTAATGATAATAAAATCCCAATCGCATTGGTTCCTGCCGATGCCAAGATCACTAATATCGATAGTGAAGCCGGCACGTATCAATATGAAGTAGAATTTACCATAAACCCAGATCATGAACTTGCAAATTATTCATTCTGATTTTCAGCTAAATCTCGTTGACACTTCTTTCACCATGGTAGAGGAGAATAATTGGTTTAGCGACAAGCTGTTTTCAAAATACACCTACACTATAAGTAAAACACTTACAGATGAGGAGGATGCGGCCTTCCGGTTCATCACACAAAATTCATCCAGAAATGTACAGACCATAATGGATGTAAGATTTTGCGTTCTGGACATGGAGCATGAAGCGGTAATGGAAATTGAAAAGATTAAGGGCCGTAAAATCGAGTTTCAAATTAGATATGGCTTTGAGGAATTTCCAAATTTTGAAAAAAAATTATCACAGCTCCCGCTCCACAAGTTTCCGCTTGTGGGAGAAACCATATTTCAACACGCGGCGGCTAAGATAGCTTTTTCCTATCCTGCCACCGATTATAATTTTCCCAGGATATTTACAGATCAGTTTGATAAAGAGTCGCCACAATGGCAAGCCTTTGAAGGCTCTGTGAATAACTATGACGGTAGCGCATTCTTAGAAAATGAATACGATGTAGTGGAAGATATGCAGCTTAACCGGAATATTATGCAGCCATTGCCCAGCCTGCTCTATGTTTTGAAAACCGGATTTGCCGATAAAGGCTACACCTTGGCCGGTGATATTCTTGAAGATCCAGAGTTTAAGGAAGCTTGGCTTTATTCCCTGAGTCAATTTTACAGCACAATTGCACCCGATGGCAAACAAGAAATGCTTGTGAAGACAGATGAGCACATAGAATATATAGATGGATTTGGAAGATACGAGCGCGAGCTTGAAATAACAGAACCGGGCAGATACGCTGTAAAGGGAAATCTGTTCATTAGAAGTGAGGGAACCCATTCCTTTCAAGCGTTTGGTAAAATATTTTACAAAGGGCAGCAAGTTGCCTTTGCACAGGTAGAGCAGGGGGAATACTTTCTGATGGTTGATTTGGTACTGGAGCTTTTCCCGGGACAGGGGCCAGAAATGCTCCAGTTTCAATCCGTGCAGCTGCCCTATCAGCACTCCGGGGGCGGGATAATTTATGATGCCACTATTTTGGACATCACTATTTCGCAACTTACTAAGTATAATCCTGACGGCACGGCCACGCCTACTTTAGTGCTGCCAAACGAAATAGACCTAACTCAGTGTGTGCCTGACATTACCTTTGGAGAGCTTTACAAAGCCGTGAAGCTTTGGAAAAATTATAGCATATCCATAACTGGCGATACCGTAAAGATTGATCTAGTAAAGAACCTAATAGGAAGAGGCACGCCGATAGATTTGAGCCACAAGGAAGTAAGGGAGCCAGAACGTACCTTTAACCAAGGCAAAACCTTTGAGCTTAAATTCACCGAAATAGATTCAGATGTATATAAATACCCTTCCGTTTATGTGAATTCAAACGGCGTAACACAGACTCCTTATGTGCCCAAGGAAGGCACGGAGGAAATTATTATAGACGCTGTACCGCTTCCACTTAAGTCGGAAGACGGGGTGGTGACGGCCCACGGTTTTATTGATGATAATCAAAAACTACAATTAGTGCTTTACGCCGGACTCACTTCTGGAATGAACATCGCTAAAGATACTAGTCAGCTTTATATACAGGCAATCTATCAGAATTATTATAAAGATTGGATTGACTTTCTTTTAAAAACACAGGGTTATATATGGACATTTTCAGACGTTGAAATCAACGTACGAGATCTTAATGTGTACTCTACTATATATGCTTACGGCATCTATCACGCTGTAGTAAGCCTGAGGAAAAAGAATACTGGAACGGATGATAATATTGATATGGAGATTGAAACCTACTCACTTGAATAACTTGTCTATAATAAAAACCTTTTCGTTTACTTCGCTTTCCACAATGTGTACATAGATCATTGTTTGCTTTATGCTGCTATGACCCAAAAGGTTTTGAAGCGAGACAACATCACCGCCAGCTCTTAGGAAGTTGGTGGCGAATGTATGCCTGCCAACGTGAAATGAAATTTTCTTTGATATCCCACAGGTTCCGGCAATTATTTTTATTTGCCGGTTCATATAGATAGGATCTTTCTTTTCAATGAAAAGCCCATCACAATAAGAAAGTAGTGTCCTGGTACTTTCGTTTATGTTTCTACGCTGCATTCTATCTTTTTTCTTTTCAAAATATTCAAAAAAACCTTCATCAAATTGACTGCGATGGATTGACAACACTTCGGAAACACGAAGCCCAGTAAAACAAGAAAAAAGAAAGTAGCCAAGCACTAGGCGGTTCTGGTCATTTATGAAGCTACTTTTATAATATTCATACAGGCGGTTTACCTCAGATGGTTTGAGGTCCGTTCTGTTGCCCGTGGTACTGCCTACCTTAATATCATCAACATCAATTGGCAATAAAATCCCGTGTTTTTTTGCGGCATTTAAAAACTTTTTTAGTGTTGCAATATTGCTTTCAACAGTAGTTTTATTATTTCCTAGCTTATTCATCCACTGCCGGAAGTTCAAGATAAATTTTTGGTCAAGTTCTGTGAAGTAAATGGTTTTCTTCCAGCGTTTCCATTTTTCCAGCATATAATACTGCTTTTCATAGGTGCCTTTCGCGAGCTGTCCTTTTTGTTTTTGAAGGAACCAATCTGCGAATGCAAAAAAATTGATTCGTGGAATGCCATTTATAAATTCTTCAGTAAGGGAATCTACGTCCAATTTTTTATTGGCCAGTCGATATGTTGTTTTAATGGAAGTGATTTTACTCTGCAGGTTATCAATAATTAGATTGAGATCCTTTGAGTGGCCATCGGTAGTCTTTAGTCTTTGCTCTTTCGGGCAAAAATCTTTCACCCTAACATATATATCCAGGGGAATTCTATTTCGCTGTTGATTACCGGTAATGTGTAGATAAAGAAGTGAAAGGCCTTCCTTATTTTGATAACTGCGTGGAATGAATTTAGTTTTTACTGACACAAACAATTTCTTTGTGTCAACTCTTGTGTCAAAAATAGCTTCGGAAGTAACCATATACCTGAAAATTTAAAAAAGTTAGAAAACACAGGTGCTTGAATATCAAGCACCTGCACCCTTTTTCAAATAGGTATTTTGGTTATTTGTGACCGCGGAGGGATTCAAACCCCCAACCCTCAGAGCCGAAATCTGATGCGCTATTCAGTTGCGCCACGCGGCCGTGTTCAATGTTCAATGTTCAATGTTCAATGTTCAATGTTCAATGTTCAATGTTCAATGTTCAATGTTCAAAAATATTTAATTTCGAATCATATTAACCTAATAACCCAATAACTTATTAACCGATAACTAGAAATTAGGAAAGTCTCTTCTTCACTACGGTGGAAATGGTTTTACCATCGGCTTTTCCCGCTACTTTTGCGGTGGCCAATCCCATTACCTTTCCCATATCGGCCATCGAGGAAGCCCCCGTTGCAGCGATGATATCATCCACAATCTTGCCCACCTCATCCTCGCTTAACTGTTTTGGCAAAAACTGCTCTATTACCTTTGCCTGAGTCAATTCCGGTTCAGCAAGATCCTCGCGCCCCTGTTCCTTATAAATAGCGGCACTGTCCTTACGTTGCTTTACCTGCTTTTGCAGCAATTTTATCTCTTCCTCCTCGGTCAAATCTGCCTTTGAACCCGTTTCGGTCTGTGCCAGAAGCAGGGCAGATTTCACGGAACGCAATGCCTCCAAAGACTGGGTATCCTTCGATTTCATCGCGGTTTTCATTGCATCCATTATCTTTTCCTGTAAGCTCATTCCTTTGTTTTTAATAGCGTACGAAGATACTTAATTCAGCCGAAATGCGAAAAACTATTGCAAGTTTTATAAGATGAAAAAACACATAAAAAAAGCCCAAACTCAATTAAGAAATTCGGGCTTCTGCTTTAAGTGAAAAAAATATCACTTAGTCAACATTGTCGTGCAAAAACGAATTGTTCTTGCGCAATTCAATCTCATCATCTTCAGTATTTACCGAGGTTCTGGAGATGTTGGGTTCGTTTTTTGTTTCGTTAAGATCAATTCCCATACGCTTGTAGGCAGGTTGTTTTTCAATCTCATCGATTCGCGAAGGACTGTTTTTAAATTTATAATTGAACTCCTTCATTTTCCGTTTACGCTCCTCGGTACGCTCGCTCAATATTTTGGAGATGGGCAAATTCATAGGATCCTCCTCTATTTGGGTTTCTACCTCCTTCGCATTGGGCTCTGCAACTGTTCTTTTTTCAAAAACAATTTCTTCGTCTTCTATTTCCTCCGCAACCAACTTTGAGGGTTTGGCGCTATTCAGCCGATTCTCAACTTCTTGATAATCGTCCAAACTGTAGCGTTTTATTCCTTCACCCGAAACTTCTGTAATGGGAATAACTTCTATGTGATCCTGTACCTCGATCTCGCCCAGATCAAAGAAAACCGTTTCATCCTTGTCGTTCTTTTCGGGTTTTTTGGGGGCCGAATTGATAGGGAGATCAAACATCAATATTTGGTCATCGTTCTCTTCGGAAGTTGGGGCAGCGATATTCGAATCTTTTTCGGCTTCCTTTTTGGGCGCCTCAACAATTACGAATTCGTTCACGTTCATTTTATTTACCTCTACTTGGTTGAATTCCTCTATATTTCCAACTTTGACTTCTTCATAGGAAACGTTTAGGTTTTTCAATAATTCCGAAGTTTTGATATAACCGTCAAAAGGAAGTTTTTCTTCTATTTCTGCATCGTCAAAAAGTGTATGCTTTACAACCGGAGCCTGCGCTTTCGGTTGCTGGCCCAAGGGCTTTTCCGGCAATTTTACCGTACTTGCAGTAGCCTTTGGGGTTAGGTCGTGCTCGGCCTTTTGTTCGTCTTCCAGGGTGTGGATTATCTTTTTGGTTTCGGTATTTACTATTTCATTCTGTTGCTCCACGTTAAAGCCTGTGGCAATCACGGTAATAGAAATGGAACCTTCAAGGCTTTCTTCTTCGCCCACACCCATAATGATGTTTGCGCTATGACCGGCTTCATTCTGAATATGGTCACTTATTTCGCCAATTTCATCTATAGTGATTTCATCTGTTCCAGAAACGATAAGCAGCAATACGTTTTTGGCACCTTTTATTTTATTGTCGTTTAGCAAAGGCGAATCCAATGCCTTACCGATGGCTTCCTTGGCCCTGTTGGCGCCAGAGGCGGTAGCGCTTCCCATAATGGCGGTCCCGCTATTGGCAAGTACGGTCTTTGCATCGCGAAGGTCAATGTTTTGGGTGTAGTGGTGCGTGATTACTTCGGCAATACCACGAGCAGCGGTGGCCAAAACCTCATCAGCTTTTGAGAAGCCTGCCTTAAAACCGAGGTTTCCATAGACTTCGCGCAATTTATTGTTGTTGATAACCACTAACGAATCCACATTTTGGCGCAGTTTTTCAACACCAATCTGTGCTTGGTCGTTTCGGGTTTTTCCTTCAAATTGGAATGGAATGGTTACAATGCCAACCGTTAAAATATCCATATCCTTGGCCATTTTGGCAATAATTGGCGCAGCACCGGTACCTGTGCCACCGCCCATTCCGGCCGTGATAAAGATCATTTTTGTATTGGTGGTAAGCATATTGCGGATTTCTTCCATACTTTCCACGGCAGACTGTTCCCCTACTTTAGGGTTGGCACCAGCTCCCAGGCCTTCGGTGAGGGAAACCCCCAATTGGATTTTGATTGGCACCGGACTGTTCTCCAAAGCCTGTGCATCTGTGTTGCATATTACAAAGTCAACTCCCTTTATGCCCTGGCTGAACATATGGTTAATGGCGTTACTTCCTCCGCCACCCACGCCAATAACCTTAATCACATTGGATTGGTTCTTTGGCAGATCGAAGGAAATGTTGTCAAATTCTGTTTTGCTGCTCATGTCTTTTATTTTTTTTTTTACAATTTTTTATTGCCTATTTTTACTTTCTACCGCTACTGAACACTTT